GTGTAAAATTTTACCTGTTTGAGATCCAATAACTTGAAATTTATCTAAATTTAATCCTGTTATTCCTTCTAGATCTCTCTTTTTCAATCGACCTTCAATGTTTAGATAATACACATTCCTACCATCAGAAAAAGAATCTGATCCATATTCTGGTCTTTGTGCTGTTGCAGCAAATGCCAGACTTGTTGTGGTTTTACCACATTTAGGCTGTCCTGTTAAAACAACAAAACTTCCTTCTGGAATTCCTCCTCCAAGAACCATATCTAGCGACGGACTAACAGGAATGATAATAGACTTTTTATCTACAACCGAGGATGCACTCAGAATAATATTCGCTCCAAAATCTTTAGTAACGCTATCTTTTAATTTAGTGCTCATTGTCAATTTCCTTTATAAGATCTAATATATTCTTTGATTTTATGTGTTGTTCACCGCTAGAATTTGATACTCTTTTTATATCCTGAGTTTGCTCATTAGTTTGTTGATCCAGTTTGAGTTGCTCTTGTTGTATTATAGCAAGAAGGTGCGGTGCTCTCAATGAATAAATTTTTTGAGCCTTTGTTGTCTTCAAAGCATTGATGATTGCTTTAGGATTATACGTTTTAAGTAATTTATTAGCAGTAAAGATCTGAGACTTGTAAAATTTTGCCCATTCTTTATTGATCCAAAACTTATAATGTAAATCTTTTTTATCTTTTAATGCCAGATGTTCACATATTATCTCTGTAATATATTGAGCGGCTGACACGCTCTTGCCGTTAGAATACTTTGACGGATATTTTTGCATCTATTTATTGGCGAGGCTTATAGATATGATTAGAGTCTGTTTTCTTTGAATAAGTAGCCCTAGCAGCATCGGACATTTCCGAAGCCTCTTTAGTCATAATAGCCACACTGTTGGTCTTTTTGTCTCTAGTGTGTCTTATCATTAAGTCACTGGCAGTAACTTTTGATGTCGTAGTTGCCAAAGTATTATCTGTAGACGCTGGCTTATTTTTTTCAATAAATTTTTCAACATTCGCTAGTGGGATCTTTAATTCTGTTGAAATGTCAATAGATGTTTTGTTTTGGGCTAATAAATACTGTATGGCGTAAGATTGTGTCTTAGTCAATTTCATCTTAATTCTCTTTCTGCTATATTTAAATGTGCTACGTTCTTTGTTCTTAAGAAGGATAAATACATATCAAATATTTTTTGATTTACTTCTGTAAAATCCCATTCTGGTTTTCCTGTTCTTTTAGAAAAATTATTTCCACGACCTTCTGAAAAAATACCGATTGGATTATAAATCTTACCATGAGCACCGACCTTGATAAAATATCTTGTTCTATCTGAATATTCTATCTTTTTAGCTAAAACATCTTTAGAATCTTCTGATACAAGAGGGTTATTATCGTTATCAAACGATTGTTGTTTTCCTAATATTGTATAAGTATAAACTGTTCTTGATTGATCTTCTTCAGGTTTCGGATTGTATATTCCCATCATCTGATTCCTCCTTTTTGAATATTTTAGCACATGATTGCTCTAGTGTGGTTTGTATAGAAGAATAAAATTCATCTATTAAATCTTTGTAGTTTTGTGCTGTAAAGTCTATGATATAATCTTTGTGTATTTTTTCAATTACTTTTGGTTCTTTATATTTGTCACTAGACGCTTGAGATATGTCCGTTGATATATTTATTTTTACAATAAATGGAACTGGACCAGCATTTTCTTCTATATTTGTTTCATACAAAGACTTATTAACTTCATATTCTTTCTCTGCAAGTAATTTTTCGGCTTGCATGACCTTCTCACGCAGTTCAAAATACTTCATTAAATCTTCAATAGAAATTACTGAGGTAATAAGATCATTTGCAACTGCGTCTGTTAAGATTCTGTCCATTTTATTTTCCCTGTTTTTTTCATTCTACTCATGCCTTTAGGCAGAGGTTTTTCAGACTCTACTTCCTTATAGTCATTGTGCTTTTTATATAGTTCAGCTTTATGATCATCTGATAATCTATCTCTGTTTCTATTAGCTAAATCGCCAATAGTTTTTAACTCAGTATCTGATTTTTTAACAGATGCTGATTGTGTAGCAACATCTTTAGCATATTCTCTACATGTTTCGATAGATCCGCATTTAATACACGCAGGGTTCGATACATAATCTTTAATATAAAAGAATAGCTCAAAAGAACTATGACAATCCTCACACTGATATGAATAAGTAGGCATTATATATATGATTCTGGCAAATAGGTCAACCACTCTTCGGGTATGTTACTTTTTATTTTAAGTAGATGGTGGGTGATTGGCAAGTATTTGAAATGCTTCTGAGGCATACACGGTAAATTTTTAAGTGGCATATTCGCTTGTTTTGGTGTTTTATTTCCCTTTTTCCTGTTGCAGTGAACGCATGATGTTACAATATTCGTCCAAGAAGTTGGACTTGCTCCATTTTTATCTGACCATAGAGATTTTGGAATCACATGATCATATGTTAATTCTTTGGGTTCGTATATTTTTCCACAATATTGACAAGCATGATCATCTCTTATAAAAAGATTTTTCCTTGAGAACTTTACTCTATAATTTGATATCCTATAATATCGTGCAGTTTTAGCTACTGCCGGTATTGGATGTTTCTTATTATTTATTCCTAGTATATAGTCATCTTTATAGAAGTCAATAATTTCTATACCAATAGATTTATTTTCATGGTATTTCAATGACCATATAATGGCTTTGGTCCAATCTATAATAGTTAAAGGTGTATAGTCTGCATTTAATACTAGACATTTACTATTTTGGGGCTGCATTTTCGTATGAGTCTAAACGATTTAATATCTTGACTATAATTGGATTTCTAACGATATCTTGATGCTCTAATTGACAGATCCCTATACCTTCTACATTTAGGAGGGCATCAATTATATCAGTAAAACCCCCTCTCATGTGTCTATGTAAATCACTCTGACCAGCATCTCCGGTCAATACCATTTTACTATCATTGCCTGTGCGTGTCAAGAGCATTTTTAATTGCTCATAAGTTGCGTTTTGACACTCATCTGCTACAATAAAGGCATTATGAAAGTTTCGACCTCTCATCAGTCCTAGAGGCACAACTTCTATTTTATTATTCAATTTTAGACTTGCATAATGAGCTTGACTAATAAAATGATTAATTTCATCTAAAATTGGCAATAAATAAGGATGTAATTTTTCTTCTGCTGTTCCTGGCAAATATCCTATTTTTTCTCCTGCTTCTAATACTGGTCTGGTTATAATAATCTTTTTTACTTTATTTTCTAAAAGATATTCTAATGCCATACCTATAGCGATATGTGTTTTACCACTACCGGCAAGACCTTGACAAAAAGTAATAGTATTTTCTGCTATAGTTCTAATATATTCTTTTTGATTTTCAGTTCTTGGTTTTAATCTGTTTCTATAAGCATGTGCGTTTTCATTAACAATAGGATTAGTTGCATCAATAACTTTCTTTTTCTTGCTTTTTGTATTTTTTCTCAATGGTTACCCTTTGCTATAGAGTTAAATTAGACACGCACCACCAGCACAACTAATTTCCTCTATACCAGCAGTATTGTCCTCAGTCTCAGATAGTTGTGTATAATCAACCTTTTTGAAACTATCAAACAGATCACAATATAACTTCCAATTGTGGACATCTTTCATACAATATGTTAGACGTTTAATATCTCCATCAAAATATTTACCAGCAAAATTTTTCATCTTTGTCATAAATAGTAATTTATCTTGACTATCATTTTCTTTGGCTTGATTCATACTAACATAATCACACGCAGCCCATAAATTATTAGTAAAAGCATTTAAGGCCAACTCAATCAAACCAGAACACCATAATGCAGCATCTCCGTACTCCTTAACAATTTCTCTACTAGTATAAACAGTAGTGAATGGAGCCTGTGGATAGTCTTTATCTCCGCTTTGTGGAATAAGACTAATACCAGCAAAATACTTACGATTATCATAAATATATTTGGTAACATCATCCCACTCATCAGGTTTAACGGTAACAGTATTACTAACATTATGACTAAGATATTCTTGAGTACATAATGCTTTATTCTTACCAGAATTTACCCAGTGTCTTTGTGTGTCTTTGACTACACTAAGCATTTCTACTGCTGGTAATTGATTTTTTAATTTAGCCCCATCTGGAACCTCAATTGGAAATTTAATTACCTCGTCAGTATTATTGGCCGACCACGAAGACTTTTCACAAGCCTGTGGGTTTAGTTTCTTGAAGTGTTGATATGGTGCTTCTAAAACATTGGCCTGTACATGACGTATATAGCGTTTAGCGTGATGAGGATGGATGCCAGAACTAGTTCCAAGCATACTACTGCTAGTACCTTCTGGTTTTAGACAAGTTACTCTTGCGGCTTGATTGATGCCAATTTTTTTAGAGAATTCCTTATTGGTATCAACAGCAACTTTTGCTCCATTTCGTAATACCTTTTCAGATAATACAATGTCATACTTTTCCATTGTTCCTGTTAAAGAAACACCAAGCAAAGATTCTCTTTCAAAAATCTTTTGGCTAATTTCTCCAAGATATTCTAACTTAGTAAATCCTGCTTGTAAAGTTCCGATAATTGCTGCTGCTCTACATCTTTCATAAAAATCTTCTTCATCTTCAATAGAGGAACAATTAATAGTAGAAAGATTACATCCTTGCCATCCGCTTTTTCCGCTTTCTTCATCAACAGGCCACATGCCAATTTCAACACAAGGATTAAAAATCATTTCTGTTGATTCGCTCCAAATAAATCCAGGTTCGCCAAACTCTTTGACGCTTTCCATTAATGTTTGGAATTCTTCAAATGTTGTACTATCTTTTAGTAATAAAGCGGAGTTATTACTTCGTGCTCTTTGTGGATTTTCAATATACCAATTACCTGTTTTAGCCTTTGCCATCTCTTCATCATCTGGACTAAATAATGCTAAACTAGCAGAGCGACGAACACCACCGCTTAACACAGCATCGCTACTGTGCATAACAATATCGTAAGCATCAATAGGACGAAGTTTCTTTTGTCCATTAGTGATACAACGATCTAATAGAGTTCGAATTTTTTCTAAACCATTTTGCAGAGGTTCAAATCCTGGTGCTTTTCCAACACCGCTTGCTAACATGGATCCTTTTGGTCTAATATTAGAATAGTCGAATACTACATAACTATTCTTATACATCTTAAATTCTTCAACAGGCTTACTGAAATAACTACTAAGAAGAACTCCTAGAGCATCCGCCCATCCTTCAATACTGTCATCAATAGTATATTTAACTCCTACAGCATTTCCATCTATTTCATGTTCAAGAGTCGGTAGTTTTGCTACATGGTGTTTTTGAACACTAAAGCCAGTTCCGCTGCCACAAAGCAATAGCCAAAAACATTCTTGAAAGAATCTTAATCTGTCACAATATGAACTAGTGCAGTTATAAATTTTGGCATGTCTTTTAAGAATAGGATCTCCACCAAACTGTAGACCTCTTTGTGAGCCTAGAACCTTCTTTTTATACATAATATCATAAGCCCAGTCGATATCTTCTGATATTCCGCATTGATCATATTTGGTGTGCATCATATTACGCACACGGTCCACTGCTTCCTTCCATGTTTCACGGCGATTTTTATCTTCTAGCCAACGAGCATATTTACTAACGAAGGTATAATTTTGCAATTCTTGAAGCGCAGACATATTATCTCCTATGAAGAATACTTAAAAGACCTAGTATTACCGTTCCTTTAAAAGAATTATCTTTCATTTCCATATTTCCAGTAATACTAAAATAGAAATAACAGAACATTATTAAGTAAAAACAAATATTGTATATCATAATACACCAGCTAATTGTTTCAACCAAGAAAGATCTACATCAACTCTTTCGATTTTTAGACCGCTTAGTTGAACAAACTGATCAAAAATCTTTTGTTGATTTTCATCAAATTTATGAGTTCCATGACTATTAGCCATGACAATATGAGTTATACCTTCTTGCCATAAAGCCATAACACAATCGTTACAGCATTGACCAGTAACATATGCTATACCATTATCTGGTCTAACAACACAATTACTTAAAGCATTTCTCTCAGCATGGATCATCCAATCATATTTCTCTGGACGAGTCAATGGAAGAATGGAATCATCCATGCTCTTTGGGAATCCATTATATCCAACTCCTAATATTCTATGATTTGTGTCTGTAATTACACAACCATGTTGAGTATGAATATCATGACTTCTTTGAGAAGCTACTTTCGCCAGTCCTAAAAAATAATTTGTCCATGTTGGTCGTTTCATGGAGTTATTATAGTTGTGACCGGCGCTAAGTCAAGACTACTTTGTTGAGAGTTTATTGTATAGAATTAGGGTTACAATACCACCTGCTATGCCCATTATGATACCAGCAGGTGATACGGCATTATACTGTCCTAAAAGATACAGTATTGCTCCTCCCATATATGATCCGGCCACGCCTAATGCGACAGTTTTTACAAAACCAAAATTTTCTTCACCAGGAACTATGCTTTTAGCAATAGATCCTACAAATAAACCATAAACACACCATACAAGAATATTAAACATTTGATGCCTCCACTAAGGAATAAACTTCATCATCCGTGAGATTTTCGCCAACATCCATTAATGATTCTGTAATTTTTATACCATACTTGTGGTAGTCTTCCGATGATAGTTGTTTTTTTAACACTCTTTTAATTCTTAGTCTTGTAAACCATCCACGTTTTTTACTGTATGTTCTGATAGCCTCGCCATATATAGAAGACTTATCTTTGCAATTCATATCGTGAGTTTTATTTTTATTACATTCTTGTAATACTCTAATAACTGTTAGTATGATACTTACCATCATTAAAATAGCTATAATACTTCCGAACTTTTGATCATCAGGAATATTGGATTGCTTCAAAACTTTGTGTGCAATATTTTCAACTTCTTTATTTTGTATATTATCACTCATATTTACCTCGTCACTTTATTTGGTTGTGAACAAGTACCATTAGGGCATATCTGCTTTATTGTTGCTGGAGGATGAACTAATACTTTTGGAGGCTCTGTTTTTTCTGGCTCACAATATCCACAATCAACCATTTTGATACCATCTCCACTCAAATACTTTCCTGTTCCTTTGCATACCGGACAATCTTTGCGTTTATACTTTTTTATATTATCTACATCACGGGATTTAATAATGCTACCAGCCGCTGTTACTGCTGCTGTTGGTGAAACAGCAAAGGACTCGACACAATGAAGAGCAAAAGAAAAACAGAGCAATATGATAAAAATGTTATTCATTTTTTTCTCCATCGTGGAAATATTTTTTTTGGGGGCTTTGGAATTTCAATATCATCAATAGCTTTTGGAGCAAATATTTTAAGTAATCCTAATATAAAATTAGTAATTATACTAATTAAACGATTTAATGCTATTTTATCTATTAGTCTCATTGTTGTTTTCTAATAAAAAAATTGTTTGTTGCTGGAGAGGACATATAGTTTGGACCAGGAACTCCACAATACATAGCATTTGATGCTGCTCCCCCACCCGGACAACAGTACCACCCATCTGGATAAATACCATCTGGACACTCTGTTGGTTCAGCATATGTTGGTGCTGCTAATTTTCTTATATTATAAATATTATTTTTAGTATGAACAAAATAACCTGAATAACTTGGAGTAACCTCGCCTCCTGTACAGGTTACAGACACTCTTGAAGTAGGAGTCTCTGTTAAACTTCCAACACCTGTCCAATATTCTTCAGTGCCGCTATAGTTACTAACAGGAGGAGTAGTAGAAGTTGATTGAAAATCACCATTATATAAAACTGTACCGGCAGAGTTAACTATTTTCCACATATTAGTTGCCCAATATATAGCTATTAAATTTGCTCCACTTCCTTTATAATAGCCAGAAACTGTGCCTACTCCACCGCCGATGGATATAGAATTACTCCAAACATAAGTACCATTGACAGGACTCCATGCATCTGAAACCAATATAGATATTTCTGTATTTCCTGTAACAAATTCATATGTTTGTATAGGTGGAGATATTCCGCTTATAGATGTCCAACTAGTAGCACTAACAGGCAGAGATGAGTTAACTGTTGTTGATAGCCTATACAATACTGATGAATAACCATTGCCATCTATAAGATCCCAAGTAGTATTGCTATTTGTTAAATAAATACCATAAAAAAATGGATCATCTACTTTTAAAAAAGTATCATTTTGAAGATTACCTTCATAAATACCACTAGCTACTAATGAACCACCACAAGCAACATAAATATTACTCATAAATAATCCTCAAAACCATAAGAAGGTAATTTTTGTACTGGAAAGCCATCAAAATTACTAAAAGCATAACTTCCATTTTGTGCTAACATACCAGCAGCAACTTCTGCTCGTATTAAAAAACTACCATCTGGTATCGGACCCCATTCTGGATGTCCACCATCGTTCCATTTTCCCCAACTATTTTGCACCAAGAATAATGGCTCACTTCCACTATCGTCACACGCTATCCAAGCCATACAATGAGCCCAACTACCACTTACATTAGCAATTCCCTTTTTATCTCTTTTATTACTAAATCCATAACTAGAACATACTGCTAAACCATAACCATTAGCTAAAGCATCTCTAGCTTCTTCAATAGTTTTTGTTAAACTTACTGTTTTTATTTGGTGATCATTAGATAGATCTATCACAGGATCTGGTAATCCCCTAGCACCCCAACCAGCACCAAGATTACCATTATATTTAGTAAAATCTGCTACGCCCTTATAATTCTTCCTTAAAACTATGCCTCCATTTTTACTTACAAATTCAGCAGCCCGTGAACAACTCATACCTTGTCCACCATGACCTCTTGCCCCGTATATTGCTTCTGTAGCACCTCTAGCAATCCATGCTTCTCTTTCGCCACCAATATCAATTTCTACTGCACGACTCACATCACATGCGTTTCTTGTTCCATGACTTACGCAATCTCCAGTAGTTTGTCTCTCTTCATAAGCTTTTTTATCAAACTTCAAAACACTTTTATATGGTGTCGATAGTTTACCTTTACCACTTCCAATTAATCGTTTACTGGCACCATCTCCAAATAATGGATATTTACTCACTTCCATTAAATGATCAAAAACGTGTTGTTCCCATAAACAACCGCTAAAACCTTTACGATAATTATTATATAGTTCTTCTGGAGAATATCTTGGCATTATTTACTTCCTTCATTACAGGCCCATGATAAAGCTTTAAAAGCTTCTACAGATTTTGCTCTAAGATCATCATTAAGTGAAACGGAATCGTCTCCGATAACACTAGTCACCAAATTGGTACATGCTTTAGCTAAATTGGAATATTTTCCTTTCATATCCATTTTTAACATTAGTCCAGCCAAAGAATTGGCTTGACGTATTTCATCAGTATTTTTGATCACAACATCTTCACCACTTAAAGATATCAATGTAGCCAAATCATTATATAATTGAGCTAGTTTTACTCCGTCTTGTTTGCGATCAGACCCTCCATTTTGTAGAGATTCTATAACGTCCACTGTAAGAGTCTGAAGGTCTTTGTTTGTGGGCTTATCTACAACCACAACAACCGAATCATCAACATGAACCGGTTTGATCCAAGATTCAAGATTAGGTTTGAATAAACCTATTGCTATTAGAGCAACGCCCACAGCTAATAATACATTCTTATTCATCAGTTATTCTCCTTATTTGATCCGCAAACTGTTGGGCTTAAATATGGAAACATTTGATCAGCTACTTTAACAGCTTCCGGACAATTGCTCTTTATGGCTAAATCTCTTGTTTGTTTCCATGATGCTACTAAGTCAAAAAATAATTTACCTTGATCAATAACAGCAGGAGGAGTGATTGAATTAACAACTGACTCCGAAGGAGCCTTGACTACTGGCAAATTACTCTTTGCTTTTGAAATTAATGTTGTTACAAATTCTTGAACTGGACTTAATTTATCTTTGAATAGTACCCAAAGAACTAATCCTGCTCCAGCGTACAATGCTAAATCTAAAGTTGAAACCGACTTACTAAATTCTTCAAAACTTTGAGCGTAATTCATTTTATCTCCTCATTCTTATTAAGATTATTTTTTATAAAAACACCGGTATTTTTAAAGATCGTAACAGTAGCGTCAATAGATGCTGAAACCATAATCATCAGTATTCCTTTAACATACCTATGTATAATAGGTTCGACAAGTTGAGGAACAAAAGGAATGTCTATCACTACGAAAACTTTATCATAAAAACTATTTAGAGATTCCAATGCTAGAGTTTTTTTATCTTTTCCCTCTAAATGAGCCGCTGTCTTTTCAATTATCTGTACAATTGATGCTGTAGATATTTGTAAAATTTTCCAAGCTTCATCTATTGCTACTTTTTTTACATTTCCTATAGACTGTTTAGCAGCAATGACTAAAATTTCAGATTCAGCTTGTACTATTTCTTTTGGGGTCATTTTTAGTTGTCCTTTTTTTAGTAGTCTTTATAGATTTTTTTGATTTTTTAGGAGTTGATGGGATAGACTTGACTGTCTCTATTCTTTCTTCTGGCGTGGCTGTACTCCACCAAGTTTGTTTAATCTGTTTTCTGCTATTAATATATTTCCATAAAATAGCTAATTGACCACCAATTAGAATAACACTTTCTACCCCATGACTAACATCTCTTATCAAATCTTCTTTTTGATTATTTTCTCCAATCAAACCCAATAAATATAAACCGCTAAATATAAAACTAACTAAAGTGAACCAAAATTCACTAGTTTTATACCCTGGTTTTATCATTTTTATGAGCCTTGAGTGCTGTTACCATAGTAGTAACTTGGATCATCAAATCTAGCGCCAAATTTTGCTTGTATATCTTCTATGGCTGGAGTATTTTTTACATATCCATCATATTTAGAATATGAGCCTGTCCATGAAGTTGTGGTAATGGTAGTTCCATTTTTTATAGGATTGGCAGAAATTGCTTTTTTAATATCGTTAGCCATTATTATTCTCCATAAGGTATATTACACCAAACTACTTATTCTCTATTCTATCTTCTAATGCTTCTAATGTTTTACCCAACATCGCAATTTGAACTTTTAGTTCATTCATAACTTCGGTATTTTTTTGTAACATATTTGTAAGGGCGGCTTGACTTTCTTTATTAATAGCAAGTCTTTCCATAATAAATTGACGATCTTGAAGATATGGTGATTTTGTTTCTATCATATCAGCAACCTCTGATTTGGTTGCCATATTTTTTCCTATTGCCACCCAAAAGCCAATCATAGTAACAATTATACCAATGCTAGTTGTTGCTATATTTTCCCAAAAATGGATAATAGTTTCACTCATTTTTTACCTTTTCAAGAAAAAAGCCACCGATACCTTTCAGTATGATGGCTTAATTCCTTTTTAAAGCCTTAAGTAAAATTACCAGTTGGTCTTGCTCTTATATGCAGAATTTGCATCTGTACCACTTACTGGCTTGACACCACCAGCCAGATAAACAATTTGACCAGGAGCGCTTTGGGTTGGTGTTGCGGCAACGTCTGTTGCTAGAGTATCAGTAGCAACAGTTGGGTTTTGAGTCCCGCCTGTTTGATTATTGATAAACTTGCCAGAGTAGATGTTCCATCGACCAGCCCTGATAGCAGTTGTGAGTCTGCGGGTACGTAATGTTTCAAGTTTATGAATACTTCTTACCAATGATGGTTGAGAAGCGCCACTTCTAAGAACTGTATTACTAACACCAGAAAGTGTTGTTGTTACTCTTTTTGCAATTGGTCCTGGGTTGTCATATTTAAAAGTACCAGCAGAAACAGCTTCATTAGCCCAACTGTTATCAATTACTGTTGAACCGAAACCTGTATCTTTGGTTTTACCTAAAGACACTTGATCAACTAATGTTGTTGTTGATCCGACATTAATTGCTGCACCACCTGTATTTTTTGTTGATGTGCCTGTCCAGTAAGTACCAGTTGTTGCACTACCATTTTGTTGAATTGAGGCCATTTTAATCTCCATGAAAGATGGTATTTAATTCTATATCTATAATACCCCTAAAATTTTGAATTTAATGGTTTTTTACAAAAATTAATTTGGCCTATTATTTGGCATATATAAATGGTCGTAAATTTTAATTATGCTGTTCAGAGTAAAACATTTAAAACCATATACATCTGAATTTTTGCAGATATTCTGAGCCTGTTTGTCGTTCCAAAGATTTCCGGTGGATATAATTTTAATACCCGGAACCTTTTTATTAACCAAAACAGTGGCGATTATATTATCCGAGATATCATCTAATAAGTTGCCAGTTGAGGGATAAATGGTGAGTATTTCATTTTCTAATAATATTTGTGCTACTTTATACATTAGTTCTAGCGTAAAAACTCTATATTCTAGAACATACCTTAGTTCCACCTGATTGTTTAGACAGATGGTTTTAAATGCATTTATATCCTCTCTAAATTTATCATATTTTCTATTGCACAAATAGTTGTTTGGAGCTATTACCTCAAGAACTTTTGCTCCATTTTTTATGCAAAATTCAGCACACGACAGTCTAGTGCTAAGATCAGACTGACCATATGGATAATCTATAACAGAAGATAACTTAATATTATTATGGTTAACTAGTAGTGGTTTGACTACTTTGAGATTATGAGGATATACTGATATAGTTTGTGGAGAGTATTTAATAACGTCACTAATAAGATTCTTAATCTCTGTATCATTACTTGCTGTATCGTAATGACCAAATTCAATAATCTTCATTTTATTTTTTCTTTATATATGTTTTTAGATAGTCTATATTAGGAAATTGTTTACTTCCTAATACACCATCAGCAAACCCATAATCAACTGACTCATCAGCATTTAATATCCAATCACATTTGTTGGCTAATTGTGAAACTATATGTTTTCTTGCCATCATCCTTTTCCAATTTTTATCTTTAGCTAAATTACCTGTCATGCACTTGTCAGTAAATATATCAATCATTTTATCACATTCTCTTTCATTCCATTGAATAGAACTTGCTGCCGCTTTGGAATGTTCATCATTAATACTAAAAGATCCATAATGAATAAGAACATTAGTATTTGGCATTAATATTCTTAAATTTGCAGATTGTAAAATGACACTACTTGCAGATTCAACACTGCCATATGCTAAAATCATTGTTTTAGATTTAGAAAATCTTATTGCATCATAAATACCTAGACAGTCAGACCACATACCTCCTGGAAGATGCATATGTATTAGTATTGGTTCTAATGATACACTATCCAAATATCTAATATTTTTTTCTAACATCACAGCACTTCTGTAGTCTACTCCTCCTTCTTCTTGATCTCCATAGTATGAATGTAAATATATTTCTCTATTATAGACATCAATATTATATAGATGAATAGAATTTAGTATTGTCTCTATTGTTGTTTTTTCATTAAGATTTGTCATAGTTTATATAATTTTTTTTCTATTGATTGCATTACCTGTCTATCTTCAAAAGCTTTTCCAATACCTATTCTAAATCTATATCTTGTAAAAACATCCAATGTTTCTACCCCGTCAGTAGTTTCTATGGCAAATGCTACAGCATCAATGATGTTGAAGTTGGTGTGTCCTGTCCAAAAATTAAAAATTTTACTACTAGCTGTATATTCGTTATAAGGTATAATCCCCATTGGAGTTGCTATAACCCTGATTGGATCAGTGTGTTTTATCAAATTTGGTTTTTCGGCTTCTTCGTTATCTTCATCGTCATCATAAAAATTATCGGACACTTCATTAGAGAAATTTGCATTATCAATATCTATTTCATTTTCATCGTAACCTATAAATGGATCCCTCCATTTTTCCCATATAATTTTTTTATTATTCATTATTTATTTCTAAATACGTTTATTGGTCTGATTAGAGGAAACCTATTTTTTCTATCTTTTTGTTTTTGTATTTCGTATTTCGCTCTCCAAAAAAATAAAACATTATTAACAAATAAAGAATGATTTTCTGATTGTTTAGACATAATTTCCATAGAATCAATCAATAAATCTTTTATATAGTTATTATCACCACAAAAATCATTAAGTAAAGCGGCGAAAGTCTCTGCTTGAGACAGAAACTTATTTTCTTCTTTTACAAAATCATAAGGAACAACATTAAATATTGGTATAATATTTTCTGTTTCTAAATCAAATATAAAATTAATATCTATTATATTCTGATGATTTGAAATTTCTAAGATTTTATTATTTTCTAATTCTTTTTTAAATAAGTTTTTAATATAGTTTATCATAATAAAAGAGCTTTTTTAATAATCTCACTTGTTTTTAACAAATCATTTGATACAATCCAGAATCCATTGCTGGTTATATTATATTTAGGAATAAAACATCCATAAAAAATATGCGTGTAAATATTCTCTCCATCGCTCTGAATATCACAATCTAATAACTTAAGATTAGCCCATTTATAATCTATAGATACATATTCACAAAATAATTTTTCGATAAAAAATTCTTTTTTACGATCCATTAATTTAAGACTGTCTATTTTATCAATTTCAATTTTTGGTAAAATTAAAGAATCTTGATTTGAAGATAATATACAGAAATTATCTTCACTTGCTGTATACAATATCAATTCTATATTAACTGTTTTTAGCATAATTCTCGAATTATATTTAATCCCTTATTGATATTCTGTCTGACGGCCTCTCTTGTAACACTATATTGCTTACCTATTTCCGATAGTGTCTTATTGTCATAATAGTATAACTTAATTTGCTCTCTCTGTCTAGATGATAATGGAGCTATATCTAGCAGAGTCTGAATATCTCTAACTAAATTCTCTTGTGTCTCATTGTTTTCTATTTCTTTAGCAGGGTTGCTGTGGTCTATGTACTCTGAATTCTCAATTGCATAATTAATTTGTTTCTTATGCTTTTGACTCTTTTTATATTTTTGAGTTACATAGGTCTTTATGGCCCAAATAGCACATTGATTTCTATAAGAGTATAAATTTTTCCCCTTGCCGGATTTTAATCCTTTTCTATCTTTATCCCAATTCCAATCTGCTATCATGATTGCTTCTGCTATTTCATAGACAGTTTCATCATTAGATAGCATTTCTTTGACTAAGCCAGGATACATTTTAGATCCAAACTTTGATATAGTTTTTTTAGCTATAGTCGTATAATTACACAGAGTATCAAATTCCATAATCGTCCTCCTTAAAAGTCCTAAATCAATTTAAATTCTATTTACTTGGTCAACTTTTTCCACTGATCACTATCTGGTCTTCCTTTATCTCCAGGCTTTGCTGGTTTATAGTTTTTGCCCATTCGTTCTCTTTTCTTACGAATATTCTCCCAAAGACCGGGCCTGTCTGCGGCAGATATAGTATCGGCAGCCTCAGAGACATACATGATAAAATCATGAATCGTTCTCATATAGTCCTCAGTAATGGCGATTTTACCCTGTAGCCAGCTTTCTGTCAAGTTTTCTTTTACTTTTGGATCTTCAAGGGACTCCAAAATGGCCTGACTATGACTCATTATTGCTTTAAGAGACCCTATGTTCATTTGATAAAAATCATTTTTATATTCCATAAGTTCAGTTTCTGGAGTCTCTACTTCAGTCTCTTCTATCTGTGTAAAGTCTCCTTCTTCAGCTTTGAATACTTTTTTGCTGACAGTTTCACTAACGGAATTTAAAATATCATGAATACGATCCATATTTATACCTCATCAGTTAAAGGACCACCAGTTATCCATGCATCACAAGTACGATCACCAGCACATTTGAAGTCAAATAATTCGCAATATCCAAGATTAGCGAGATCTACAATTTTACCAGCCTCGTTCATATCTTCTTCACAAATGCCTTTTTCAATACATTGACGCATTTTATTTTTTACTATAAACGCAGCACAATTGCTGCATCTCATAGTTTTTGCTTCATCTATTGTTGTTTTGAATAAATCAGCTTTTTTTTGCCAAAATTCAGGATTATCTAACTGTGGATTTGCTGGTCCATAATTAGCCTTGTCAACACAAATTTTTCTATTAGCAAGATTCAGACTAATATCTTGAGTAGCAAGAGGGCACTCGATATTTGTCTGTACACTATCTAATAATTCTTCTGCTCGTGATCTAAAACTCATTGTTATACCTGTAGTGTTAAGAAATTATCAATACCCATTTGTTCAATAAGTTTTAAATAACTTTCATATAGCTCTATGCCATCTTCACTACCTTGTAGTAATGGAATCATAGTGTTTGCTGTCAATTCATCTCCAACAGATCTGGCTGCTGTTATTGTTGCTCTTTCTGTTGCTGCTGCTTCTCTAACAGATGTTAGATTATATTGAATCATAGCAACCATATCGTGTCTAGTCCATGTTGGTGGGCTAATAACAAGAGGTTGATAATCAATATCAAAAAATTCTAATCTTTTAATATTAATAATAGCATGTTGATGTTCTTCTTCTGCATCTTTTCTGATAATCTCAGATAGTTTTTTATAGCCCCAACGTTCTAGATGGATTGCTTGTGCTGACAGTGCTGTTGTTTGTTGCCAATGAATATTTAAAGATTTTTTTAGTAATTCAATAACATCAAGGCTAGAATAGCCTTCTACACTTTGAGCCTCTGCCTTCATTATTGTACCCTCTTGTTCTTTAATTAGTTGTTCTATTTTTTTCATAATTTCACCATGCTTTGCAGGACCAGTAGCGAGCCTTCCATTTTGGACCAGGATTGTCACAATTATGTCTGGCTCTAAAACTTCTACGACGCTCAGGAATATTTTTCTTTATCTTCATATTGGGGTCGCCAAAATTTACTTTGACCACATTCCCTCTTTCATTTTTTACATAAACGCTAAACTTTTTTGGTCCATCTGGAGTACGAAATGGCTTATTAAGAGTTACTTTTCTGCCACCTTTTTCTGCGGCTATGACTTTTCCATCCTCATCATAAATTTCTGAAGCTTCTACTTCCCAAACAAATTCATCCCATTCATCATCCCATGAACAATTATTAGCAAATAGTTCATCATGAACTTCTTCTATCAAAGAAGATTTATTTTTTTTGGTTTGTCCAAGACATATGGCAACTCTTTGTGCTGTGTCTGGATAGTCTTTCTTCATAATCTCGCTGCTCATGCAGCGGGAAACAAATTTTTTCTTGTCTTCATTAGACTCTGGATTAGGAATTGGCATAGAATATCTCCTTTTATTTTATATACACTTTAAGAGCTGATCAACCGAATTCTTCCAAGAGAATAGTTGACCTGTTTTAATACCTTCAGGATTGGTTCTTTTTCTTTGTTTGTACATACTTCTCATGTATTCTACCGCTTGATCTATTTGATTATCTCCAAGTTTAGCCCAATTACCATTTCCAAAGAACCATTTACCATCAAATGCTGGCTCTGTTTCTGTAATTTCTACCAAGGATGAGTTCTGACTATTACAAAATTCAGTATGGGCCGAATAATTTGTTGTTATGATCGCTTTACCCATACTCATCATTTCTAATAATTCAAGATTCCATCCCTCTGCTCTAGATAAGAAAATTCCGCAATCTGCTTTTGCCATTTTTTCGGCAATATCTCTTTGAGTCTTAAGTCTTGGGATAATAGTAATTTTTTCTTTTAAAGAAGATGTAAGATAATAGTTATGCCAGTCTGTTAATTCTTTTTCAGAAAAACAGGTCTTATCCGATGATGCTGCTATCCACAATTCAACATTATCTTCTTTGGTAAAGGCTTTAGTAAATACATCAAGTAAAATATCATATGCTTTTCTTATTTCCCATTTACCCCCAACCATAAACACATATGGATCATCATCTGTTTTGGATTTACATAATTCAGAATTAAAAATTTCTGTATTCACTCCTAATGGAACAATATCTATCTGAGTATTTATCCCATTATCAATTAATATATTTTTTGCCCAGTTTGAGGCGACCACCAGATGATCTGAAACTTTTAAATGTATTAATTCTTTAGGATTAAATTTATCTAACTCAAAGAATGGAAAAGCAATATATTTTCCTGTTCCTATACGTTCTGCCAAGTCAAATTGATGCCAAATTCTTACACAAGTTCCTTTAGGATCAAAGTCTTTATGCATCATTTGAGACAGTATTTTATCTTCATCTTCACTATCCAACTTTTGCATATTAGTGAATCTGTGAGTGGTTATTGGAAATACTGTTAGATCTATATCCGATCTAGAATATAGTTCTTTGGCAATATTCCAACCAACAACTCCGTAACCAGTATATCCTATTGGACTATTAAGTAATATAGATTTATTCATATAATTTATTATGTGTGTTATTAACTTGTATAAATGTTGTTTTTTTACCGAAATCTTTAATTTTATTTGCTCCAATATAAGTACATGCGCTTCTTATTCCACCATAAATATCTTGCAGTATTTCTTCTGCTGTGCCTTTATATGGAACAGTAACGCATTTACCTTCTGCTGTTCTGTATTTTGCGACTCCATTATGGTGTTTATTCATAGCGTTTGTGCTACTCATTCCATAATATTTAAGAGATATTTTACGCTTTATATTATTATTATCAGGATTTAAAGGTTGCCAAAATCCAGGAGCTGATGATCCAGCCTCTACATAGTATTCATATTCCCATTCTCCTTCACATTCATCAGCACCGGCGAACATACTTCCTAGCATAACAAAATCAGTATTACCACCAAAAGCCTTGCAAATATCTCCGACTACTTTACATCCGCCGTCAGAACAGATGTGTCCACCAAGACCATGAGCAGCATCAGCACATTCCATCACAGCACTTAGTTGAGGGTATCCGACGCCAGTTTTTAAACGAGTGGTACATACGCTGCCCGAACCTATACCCACCTTGACTATATCAACCTGACCGTGCATAATAAGTTCTTCTGTCATTTCTGGAGTCACAACATTTCCAGCCATAATAATAGATTCTGGAAATAATTTTCTTATATGAGCCGATGTTTTTACAAATTGTTCGGTATATCCATTTGCAATATCTAAACATATATTTGGGCCTGGACGATGCTTACCTTCTGTCAGATGGTTGTGTACATAAGACAATTTTTCTAGATCTTTTTGTCCAGTTCCAATGGAATAGAAAACTAGATCTTTATTGGGAATATTAGGATCACTATAAAAATCAATATATTTATCTGGTGAATAATGCTTATGTAAACAGGTTATGGCGCTATGCTTGACTAGTGATTTAGCCATAGCAAAAGTTCCAACAGTATCCATATTAGCAACCATTATCGGTGCGGCTAATAGTTTTCTGGGAGAATATTTGAACTTAAATTCTCGCTGAATACATACATCAGATCGACTATTTAGGGTTGATCTTTTTGGGCGAATCAACACATCATCGAAATCTAATTTAGTTTCATTAATTATTTTTTGCATTAATAGTACCTATTTTTCCATTCCATACTTGACGGATGCCACTGATGTATTAAATTTTTGCATTGTTCTCTAACTTTAGAACATTGTAGACTATCGTGAAAATCTGAATCTTCTTTGCCCCACTGAGTATATTCTGGTATCTTATTGGACTGTAACCAACATTCTTTTGTTATTGAAAAGTTTCCGTATCCAGGCTCAAGCCAGAATCCTTTTTGTTCTGTTGGGTCATTTTCGAAAGAATAACAGATTGGAAAATAAGCGGATTTATTTAATATCGTGTGCTCTATTACATTTTCTATTAAAATAGAATCAAATGTCATATCTACATCTAAAAGTAAAATATTATCAAACGACGCATTAGATATGGCTAAATTAGCTCCTTTTCCTCTATTAAATTTTTCTTGCAAAGAAATATAATTCAATTGAAAAGATTCCCCTAACACATCATAAATATACTGTTGCATATCCTGGATATCTGTTGAATCAAAATCACAGACAACTAATTCTAGACGGCAAATTTCTTTTTGATTAACTTCTGCTATTGATTGTAAAAATTTTTTAAATAAATATCTTGTTCCATGATCAGTTTCAACAACTGTCCTATTTTTGATAGTTGTACAAATTGATATTTGCTTATCTGTAGTTGTCATATAAAGTTATTTGATGTATACGGAGTATGATGATGTTGTTTATGAAAATCAGGATCTTGTAACCATGTTCCGTCATTTGATCCTATGTTCTGAATTCTTGATATTACTGGTCTAATTTGATATAAATTATTAGGAATAAATACATTCTGATTAAGATGACTATCCCAAGACATAGAATTATTTTCCCGATTCATATAAGGTATCCAATTTTCTAATAATATTTGACTTTTATATCTCCAGAATCCACATCCCCAACAAGTAAATCCTATAGTTTTTATAGTCTCATTAATCATATCCGGCATTGGCTCTGTTGTCCTGTTGTAGCCGCCAATACAAATAATGTCTGAATGATTATAATATTTATTTATATTTTCTACAAAAAATTTAATGCAATCTTTTGCAGGAACTGTGTCATCCTCTAAGTGAATTATCGCATCATTATCATTCAAGCCCATAGTTATTGCTAATTTAGTATTTTTATTACATCCAACGCTTGGATTATTGATGGATATAGTTGTGTCTGTCCAATCTATTTTTTGTATATAATTTTTTATAGAATCATCATAATAATCTACTGAAAATAATATTGGAAGATATATATTAGAATATTTAAAACTTTCATGTAAAGCATCTAATGTTTGCTTTAAATAATCTAATCTTTTGAAAGCAGTGAAAGTGACGCATATTTTCAAATTATTCATTGACAATATTTTCTTTCTCTACTACAACTTTTTCTCTGTTTTTAAAGTATTTATTACCGTATGTAACAAATATCTCCTGACCATCATTGATAGGTCTATTCGCTATTATATCGACATATAAATCTTTGTGATGAAACTTCATATCTGCATTGTTATCATCTTGATGATTGTATATCATACCATGACCAAGCACCATGTAAAAAATAAAACCATGATTTTTACATTCAGAACAATCACATACTGGCTTAGTATAGCAATATCTCCAAATTGAAGAATCTGATTGATATTTAGACCTATGATCTAAAGGAACCAGAGGACATCTTTCTATTAGTTCTCCTTCTTCTATGTTGGATGTTGCAAAAACTCCTCGTCCTCCTACAGAAGAATGACCAAATTTGATTTTATAATTATGAACGAAATCATAATCTTTGATCACGCTAGTATCACCGTATAATGTTATTATTTTTTCTGTCATGATTTAAAAAAAATACCATCTATTAAAAGTTTGAATTTGTTCTGAATTATTAACAGTAACTAAATAGTTTTTAACCTCTTCCCACGAAGAAAAAATCATTTGATGAGGTATTGTTCCAAAAAGCCAGTCTGGAGCATGATTCTTTCCTTGAACCATATGTATTATAATAGGTTTTTTCTGTCGATTTGCCCAGAAGATTTCTTCATAAGTTCCGCACGGATGAATATCTAAATCAAGATTTACTATTAAAAAATCACTGATATCAACTAATCTTAAATCTACAGCCCTTATGACTTTCATTAAAGATGATAATTCATCATACTGTTGTGATAGTTTATATTGTTTTTTTAGTTGATGTGCTAACTCATCTTCTTGTCCTATAGAAGTTGGTTTTTTGATTGGGTTGAAAACAACAATCTGTAACGATTCTAAAAAAGGAGTAATACTATCTCTCCATCCGTTACCTCTATCAGCAACACGATCCATCGCTCCTGCCAAATAAACACGCTGGCTTGAAAGTCTACCGTTTAGAAAACAATCCATTTAAAATTCCTATAATAATCATTCCCATCAAGATATAATAAAATTTAATGTCTATATTCATGATTACTCAAAATAAAAAATAAATCCATTTTTGTTATTTGGATTAGTAATTTCAACACTTTTTAAGGATTCAATAGATGACAAATCATTTAGAATAGCGTCTATATTAGCAATCGTTGCCGACATATATTTTTTAAATACCGCAGACATTGTGTTAAAATCAGACATATGCTGTTTCACACTTTCTTCTTGACTTAAAGAAGATTGTGTTATAATCTTAACATTCATCGTAGATAGCGAAAAATTAGTAATAATTTCTTTTTTGTTTAAAGTTAACATAATTATTTTATATATATAAAGGTGTCAAAATTTTTCCATGTATCAATAATTAATTCTTGTATAAAGTTCCAATCTCCTCCTGCTAATCCGGATCCAAATTTTGGAGCATGAATCTCTACCTTTGTAGAGTCCAATAAATTTTTAAGATCAAGACAATAATTCTTAACATCTGTCATGCAGAATGATAGGGCCGCATAATTTAATGGTCTTGGATTTTTTGGTCCAATAGTACCATTTTGGGCTATCATATTTGCTATAACAAGTTTGTATCCATAATGACTATTTTTAGCCACTTCTACATATTGTACTTTTCCTAACTTTGGATTAGATAAAAGATGAAAATTTTCTTTTACAATAGGATAGTTAAAGGCAAGGTCTTTGGTAAATCCTCCACCAAAAACATTGACATTATTACAAACATGAGGTATTACAACGCTCGACCCATTACGGTCAGCATTAATCCTATCAAGTGCTGCTCTAAAGATATCTGTTCTTAAAATAGGAAATCTTGTATCAAAACTTTTTTGTTTAATTTTCACGATATCTTACTCCATTTTCCTTTTGGACACTCTTGATCTGCCCAGGCCAATTTGTTCATAAATATTTTCTTTGTTGAAAGGTTACATCCACATACCAAACATTGACTATTCTTAGCATCAAATAGTTCACAATTCTTACAAATATTGAATCTATATTCTATTTGTTCTTTGGTGGATTTTGGAAATCCTGCCCAAATATGCCAGAATAAAGATTTAAAAAATGTTTTGATTTTGAGTATTAATTTCATTGCTAATTTTTACTTTGATGAGATTATTATTTTTATCTAAAATGAATAAATCAGTAACCTCACACATAGTATCTCCATCAAACCATCTTGATAATCCATTTGATAAATCAATTGCTTTCCGTTGTCCATTTTGCTTAAAATCAGAAGTTAGAACAAAAATACTATTTTGATATGCAAAAGAACTGCCCGTATCAATTTCTTCTATGTATTTCATTCTCCCACTCTTCCCATAATTCCTCTTGTTCCATTTCTTCGATTTTTGATCTATATTCTTTTTTGATTTTTTTAATATCTTTATAAGATTGATCTAAATCTTTAGAAGTTTTTTTCTTATTAGACAATTTTTCTCGACGGTAATTTTTTCTATCTTCAAAATCGTTGTTGTACATATATCTATTTACTTGGTAGAGTATTCAACACTATTGTAGCAGAAGGGAGTTCGTTGTCAAGCCCCGACGTTTCAATTGAAATAATTTTTTCTATCCATTCGGCATGATCGCTAACTCTTGTGTGTCCAGATTCATCGGTATAAGAAGAGTTTGTTTTTTTATCAGACGCCATAACACATGAATTAATACCAGCTAATTTTTGAGATATAAATAATCCACCACCACTATCTCCGCTGGCAATTAAAAATTCTAAAGATGTTCTATTTGCATCGTCTGGCTTGCATATCAATAATCCTTTATCTATATAATCTACAATATTTGATCCGGCTCTTCTTTGAGTATCCATATGAATAGCACCACTATCAAATGTTCCATATATACCAAAACCAGATATTGAAACTGTTTTACCTATTTCATCTTTTTCTTTATATAAATCTGGATAAAAATCTTGTTTCATATCTTCTGACGTAAACCCTACTGCTATGTCATTTAATCCAAAAATTTTTTCATCAAAATCTTTAGGAATAATAACTTTTGTAAGATGTATCTTATTATTGTCTAGGACCACATAACATTCTTGACTATTAGATATAACATGTGCTGCTGTCAATATAACTTTTGGTTTAATTATTACAGAAGATGCTTCATAATATTGATTATCTTTATATTTTCCAGCTAATTTAGCAACACATCTAAATTTTCTTCCATACTCAATATGTTTTGAGTCTGAAGTATTAGGATGTCGTGTTCCTCCAAGGACTATACTATTTAAGACAAAAAATATACATAAAAATATTATTGATTGTCTCATTGTATGATCCTTCACATAGAAAGACTTATAACACTTTTGACGCTATTAAGCACCCCTTTGATACTGCATGAAGAGGATCTGCTGCGTGTTTTATCTCTTTGACAGATAATGGGAAATCATTTCCTTTTAGTTTTTCTTCAAATTTTTCTATATAACCATTAGCCTGTGATGTTCCGCCAGCAACCACAATTTTTAATGGGTCTTTAAATTTTGGAAGTAATTTATGTCCTGTTAAAGCTGCACTTAATTGTTTTGTAGTATAATCTATTAATCTATCATAATAGGCTGAAACAGCCGCCAATACCGGATTTTCGTTGGGTTCGCCTATTTTAAAGTTGCCTCCCTCTTTCTCTGCCTGAACTACACTGTCTGGTTCTCCGGTGGCTACAGCACTCATACGATCAATCCAATCCCCAGACTTTGTTGTGCTAAAGACAACTGTGGGTTCTCCGTTTAACATAACGCATACGTTAGTCATACCAGCACCACAACTAATACCAATACCTGTATAATCTGTATCTTCTAATTCAGCATAGCATAGTGCTTCAGCCTCATTAATTGCTTTGGCATCATAACCACATTCGGCTAAAATGGTTTTGACTACATCTTCGTGATATCCTACATCAAAATCTTCATCTTCTTGATCTACTGGTTGTGCAGGAACGCAAAATACTAATTTTTCATTTGGCTCAGATGCTTGACCGGCTACTTCTTTGAGGATAAATGCTAATATTCTTTTTGCGTCTTTTTCTTTTGCCGATACAACGCCCTTAAACATTGGTCTTTTTGCTGTATCATTTCTTTCTATGGCTTTTTCTATAGCGTCTTTACCCAAGAGAATGAATGAGCCGTCAGCGTCTTTAATAAAAACTTTGCCCGACAATCCTTTCTCTATCATTTTTGTAGCAACTGGGGTCGTTGGTTTGATGATATAAAAAGCATCTCTAAAATCTTTATAGACTATACCATCTTTAGCGTCTGAAGATAGAACTATAAAACTAGTGCCTACGTCTAAACCTTTTGCCATATTATCCTCTCATATTTTTTAATTTATTAATTGCTGAAGATATTTGTTCAGAACTTTGTTTTGTTTCTCCAAGATTATCATATCTTTTTTGAAGATTATCCGTTTTTATATCTATAACAACTTTAGTAGAATCTATATCAATTTTTTTTGAGTTCTTATCCTGTTCTTGTGATTTATTCTTTGCAAAAAATGATTGGGACTGATTTTGACTATTATCATATACACCATTGGTATTATTTAATCGACCTAAAATATAGCCAAAAACAAAAAACAGAATATTAAATAGTATTAATATTATATGAATTATATCTATAGTTATCATATCTTACCCAATACTCTGCCTTTACTAGTTTTTTGAATAAAACCCTTTCTAAGAAGAAATGGCTCTATGCTATTTTCTATAGTATCAATTGCGATTCCTGTCATTGATGAAATACTTTTTAGACCCAATGGATTACCAATATTCTTCTTCAGAATATTAATATATGCACGATCATAAATATCAAAACCATTTGAATCAATACCTTGAATATCAAATATCTCATCAATAGACATTGGATTCTTTTGAGTAAGTACACAATTTCTATACCATTGCAGTCTAGAATTTAAAATCCTGGGAGTACCCTTGCTTCTTTTAGCAATTTCTAATAGGTCATCTTCTGAAACATTTAGTCCGAACTTTTCGGCGTTCAATCCTGCTAGTTTTGCTAACTCACTGTCATTATAGAATGACAAATGTTCTTTAATAGAAAACCTGTCATAAAAAGGTTGACTCAAACTTCCTCCGCTTGTTGTCGCACCAACAAATGTAAACATTGGAAGTTCCACGGTTTCCGGCTCTTCTTTACCAGATAGAGTTAAAACAAAATCCTCCATTACAGGATACAAAAATTCTTCTACAAGTTTTGGAAGTCTATGAATTTCATCTATAAATAGAATAGACCTGGGAGCAATACCCATAAGATATGGAATAATATTTTTAGCACTTCTAATACTAGCAGCATTGAGTGTATATAGATTAACATTTAGTTCATTGGCAATAGCACTAGCAATAGTTGTCTTTCCAAGTCCAGGCGGTCCATCAATTAGAATGTGCGGAACAACACTGTTACTAATTTTACAACCAGAGATAATAATATTTAGTCTGTTGATGACATCTGATTGCCCAATAATATCCGAAAACTGTGTTGGCCTGATAGAATTTGTCATTTTTTCTCCAATTATTTAATGTCTTTAATATCTTTAATCCAAAAAACAAAATCATTCTGATCTTCGTCGTATGCTGTCTCTACCAATCCTTTGTTTACCAAACCATGAAGTATATTGCTTACCATTCGGTCATTTAAAGAAGTAAGCATTTCCAAATATAAATTATCATTTATTAAAAAACGAATAGAGTTATTGTTTTTATGTTTTTGTTTTTTAATGAAATCATCTATAATAGTTTTTGATTCATCAAATGATAATATTTTATCTATTTCTTCTATATCGTCTGGGTGAATACTAAAAGCCAATGAGTCAAAATCTTCTTCATCTTTATTTCTACCAAAATTATTAAATACTAATGCTCTGGTAGCGTTTATAAAATTATCTAAATCCTTGATTACAAACCAATCTTCATTTGTAGAACTCATAATGTTTCCTAGTTAAGTATTTCGTACAATCCTTTGTAATATTTTGGCTGATATAAAAAATGGTTTGAATGAGATTGTAGATGTTTAATGTATTCACTTTGTAATTTGTCGTGTACAAAGTGTTTCTTTTTCCACACTCCTTCGTTCCAATAGTTGTTCCCCAGATACAGGGAGGACGAATCCCCCGCTGTATTGGAGAACCAACTATTCACAGGTAACGATTTGTATGGAAATCCTTCTACATTTTTTATTTCGTAATTGAACCCAGACTCTGATAATTTCTTGACTATTTGATCAATATACTTTCCTATCCATTCAGTATCAATTTGAAAAAAGAATTTATAAGGATCATCTGGAGCATCTTCATTATCATAAGGTTCGTGCATATAAAACTTTCTAAAATAGCGGGAGAGGAATCGAACCTCTCTCACATAGCGTTTGTCGAGTTTCCCAACCAGAGGCTATGATCTCAGTCACCAGACTCCACTTTCTTTTTAAGACTCAGTTATAATCGTCGTAATCTTCTTCGTCATCATAATCTTCAGCATAAGCCTCATCATCTTCGTCATCGTTCCATCCCCAATCATAATCGTTGTTATACTCCTCTTCATCATCATCTTCATAATCCACACCGCCATCTAGACTAGCCGAATAAAGAGGCTTGAGAAGTTCGCCTTGATACTCTCCGACAACTTCATATCGGCAAGTGCGAAGTTTCTCATAATTACAATCACTAGGAACACTAACAACATCACGAGGATTAATCTTAACAATAACAATCTTATCGCCAGCCTCAAGACTACCATAACCAGCAACATAGTTCAATGCACCAGCATGAAGTCCATTAGAACAACCTCTAGCACGATCATCGTCAACCTTTGATCGTGTCATTTCGCAAACATTTCCAACATGATTGTCGAAAACTCCACGATACTTATCCATATAATCATTCCTAACTGCCTTATAGGCAAGAAAATGACCATCCTCAGTAATTGGCAGATGTTCATGCTCAAGGAAATCATAAAGTTCCTTCTGACTCTGCATACTAGGATTTTCCATAAGATTATTCAGGAATGTAACAAGGGGCTGGAAAGGTAGACCCTTGCTCATAAACTCCAGAATACGCTTACTGATACTACCATGAACAACTTCACCCTCATAAGTGACCTGTCCATTCTTAATCTCAACAAGACCGTCACTAAATGCCGCGACTGCCTTTTCTACATCCACAATCTCCAGCAATTCATCAGATGTTGCAGTAGGCAGAGCCTCCAGAATCATCTTATAGTTAATATGATCAGGCAGAACCTGATAACTCTTGTTGTTTAGAACAACCGTCAGATTACCATCAACAAACATAAACGGAACAGCCATAATTAAAACTCCTTGTTACCTGTGAAATTTACTTAATAAGACTACTCAACTGAATCTTGAACAGTTCAATCTGCTCATCATTCATACTTTCGACCCATATATTGCTACCCTTACCATAATAATTATCAGCAAATTGAGAGATAGGATTATACTTGCTATCCAAATCTCTAAGATTGCCATTAATCTGGTTGCTTCCCATAATATACTTGATCATCGGGTTCCTGTCAACCTCGACTTTAAGATTTTTCTTGAGTTCTGCCATTTTGGTCAACTTATGCTTGATTGCTTTAGTCTCAGACTTAAACAATTTAACATACGATTCAGCATCATCATGATGGGCAAACATCTCATGTTCAATCTTATTTACCAGAGTATTATACTGTACATTTTTCTTCTTGAGTTCCTTACTGTCAAGATTATCAATGCCTCGATCCTTGAGCAAAGAGTTAATATGATCAAAATATTCAGTCTGAGAGAATCGCTTCAGATCAAAAGTTGCTCTGTGCATAGTATCAGCAAAGAATTCCATTACAAGAAAATTATCAATAACATTAGACAGTTCAGTATTCTTGATATATTTCTTATAGTCAAGACCAAAAATACTCAACATATGACAAGAAAATTGATTAACCAATGATCCGTGAATCCGATAATAGTTATGTTGATCATCATCTCTAGCAGCATACTCCTTTTTGTAGAATTCAACAATAGAGTTGTATTCATTGGCACTATTGAAGTAGTCCTTAACATAAGTTGAAAGAATATTCTTTAGCCAAGTATTAAAGTCAGTAAGATTATATCCTTCATTTTGAAGTTTTGATACAAAATTACTCTTGATAGCATAAACCTTGACATTGCCAAATAGACTCTTGATATTTTCGTTACTAAACAATCCTACAATGTTACTAATCTTAGGAAATTCTGGTGTGCTTTGATAACGCAAAATAGGAACGTAGATAATACTATCTTGGTCGATAAGTTCATCAAGTTCGTCACTCGTAAGAGTTTTCAGATTAAGAGCGTCATTATATTCTACACTAAGACTACCAGCATTTTTGGATGCTCCATTAATAAAGAATATATCTTGATCGCTAACACTACCCTTAGAATTTCTAACTCCAGTCTTTCTAGGCGAGTTGCTCTTAATCAAGTCCTTATAGTCGCTGACCTTCAGAATATTGTGACTACCAACATCTTCAATAAGTTTATCAAAACCCTCATTAGACTTTGAAATATCCTTACTGTCAATCATCAAGTAGGCAAAACAATCCTTCTCGTTACAATAACGAGTCACGATCTTCTTAGCGGTTTCTTCGCTCTTAATGTCACAAACAAAGAAAGCAAGTGGCCCAGTTTTACGCTGACTACTATAATAGTATTCACCCTTACCAGTAAGAGTATTATGGTGAAGATGATTGGTCATGTAAACCATGCGACGAGAACGATAGCCAGCACTTCTGTAGTTAAAAACATACAGAGCCTTTCCGGCAGGAATCTTATATTCAATATCCTCTCCGCTGTTGATATTGTGGGTCTTGCCATTACTATCGGTCCATGAAGCACCAACGCCCCATCCACCAGCAAGATCATTCAACTGATAATATGTACTGATTGCTTCGATTCTGGTTTTAGCAGCAGCAATCTTCTTGCTAAATTCTTCCTTCATCTCAAGATAAATACCCTGAGTCTTATCACGCAGGGCTTTAATGACAGCCTTGGTATACTGCAATCCTTCACGGGAAACATCCATCTCAAGTTCCCCGATACCAAAATCCAGTTCAAGATAAAGGTTCTGGTTAAGAATTTCTGTTACAAAACTCTTCCAACTATCAATATCTGCCTTACCAAAGGCTCTATTCCACTTGGCAATATGCTCTGACTGTTCTACTTTTTGTTCTCCAACAAGTTGAGAGGCAACAACAGGATACGCAATATTACCCATGAGAGCAACAATACCACTATCAATATGATGATATGTGCTAGGATAATGATTATGGTCATTAGAAAGTCGGCAGACCCTCCAACCTTCACCACTAATCACAATGTTCTTATTGCTATAAGCATGATCCTTGAGAGAAGGAATAACCCCACCTTCAATAATCGGCTTCATTCTAAAGTAATGAAAAATACGAATAGCCTTCTGACTAAATTCAGTAAAATCATACTGCTTAACAGCAAAACTAATCTCAAGACCATTAGGTTCGTCAGTTTCGCAGACGTTAAACAGATTAAGAGTCGGCACACCATTATCATCAATGGCAGCAATATAAGTGTACTTTTGACCATTAAAATAAGAACTGGTCGTAAAACTCTTGGTATAAGCAAAAGGACTCTTAGACCCTAGACCAAGACAACCAACAAAATCATTACTATCATTCTTGTTGGATGCACCATAGGTAGTGTAAAGGTTCTCCATATCGGCCTGACTAAGACCAGTGCCGTAATCACGCACGATAAAATTCGGATTAGCAGCAGTAGGCAGCGTAACCTTAAAAGGATTCTTATTACCAGCACTAATATGACTGTCATAAGCATTGGTAGACAGTTCACGAATAACTGCCATCACCTTATCGGAATAAAGAGAGTCCGACAGAATCTTAAACATTTTGCTGGTTTGGGCAATCGTAAAACCCGACGCACTCTGAACACCAGCACTGTGAGTCTCAATAACACGGTCAGCCAACTTCATTGTTTTTCTCCAAAAATCCTGTGAATCGTTCCTGTGATGCTTCCATCATACCATACGTTATCGGCTTGTCAAGTCACCTTTCTTTAGATTCTATCGCCTTCCATCCTAAAAATGCTGTAAGGAGTCCAAAAAATCTTAGAAAATTTACTGGCAAGAAAAACCAATATAATCCAATTCCTATACTAAATAATCCCATAAACCATATAATTGGTCTTGGTATGTATTCTGATTTACTTAATAGCCATGTTGCTGGCCCAAGCAATATTACAAATAATAGCATTAAACAAACCAATAATGCTAAACTAGCCATTAATATCCATTCTCTGTATCTTCTTCATCATCTTCATCATCATAATATTCGTCGTACTCTGATTGAATACCGTATGGATTCCATGATTCTTCTACTTCTTCATCAGTATCTAATTCTCCTTGATCTTCTGCTTCTTCTATAAAAACAGAAATAGTATTTAGAATTTCAAACATTCTATTTACAGTATCTTCCATACTGTATATTTTATCTTCTATATTTTTTATAGATTTTTTAACTTTTAATATGTCTTTTGAAATATTCAAATCACTATCTTGCATTTCTTTCATTAGATTCACTACGTCTGAATAATCATTAGACATATTTTATACTCCTGATAAAATTATAAATAATCTCTTTTTTATACACCACCACTAATAATTCCAACATTGGCATGAAAACTGATCACATAGGGTGCATTTTGGGCCTGGATTTTCATTACCCCAAGCATTACACAGTGGACTAAAACTTTCTTTTCCGGTATCAATACAAACCAATTTAGCCTTATTTTTTCTTTTAACATATCCAAGATTATAATAATGACAGTCCCAAAATTTTAATTGAGTTTTTTCTTGAATATTATTTACTAGATTTTGTATCTCTTGAATTTTTTTACCAAAGGTTTTTTCTGTTAGCACTTTTGCTTTTTCGGTTATGAAGCCCCAATTAGTTTTATCTTTATAATAACCTAAATCTATATTTAGTTTACAAACTTTTCCTATTACTTTGGGAGCCAAGCCCAAAGATGACAATAATTTTTGTTTTTGATAAGCATAATTGGCTTCTTTTTTAGAAGAGAATTGTTTGAATCCTAAATTTTTATTTTTGTATATAGGATAAAACTCAGCACTACCGCCCTCATTGATAAAGTCTGATCTAATTATATATTTCATCTTCTTTAACATTATTACCAGTTAACTGCTCAACAATATAAATGGCAACTTTTAAGTCTGGAGTTTCAAAGATTTTAATTGGCCCTCTTGGAATATCCATCTTAAATGTGGCATAGACGGCATAATACGGATCATCAACACCCATCAAATCTGTATTAAAATATTCCTCAAGACTATCTACTTCTTCTGGAATTGTGCCACCAGCATAGTCAGTAATGTCTCGCACAGTATAAATATGATAATGAAGAATATGAGATCGTGGATTACCTTCATTAGAACACCAGCCTTTAAAGAGTCTATTTGGATAACTTACCATATTTTTCTTTAAACTCCTTTAAGTTGCAATATAATGGGATTAGAGTATTTTCGTCATGAAATCTATTATAGTGTAAAGTTAAATTATAAAAATCTCCACGATGATTAATGCTGGCCCAGGCAACATTTTGCATTTGTAAATCGTCTACTTGTTTTCGTAGTCTGTTAAGTTCATCTTTAGCATTGAGAATATTAAACTTGGTAAGAGTACAATATCCAGTATCAACTTCTGTTTCACAGCACTCTATAAGATGGTCAAGTGGATTTGAGTCTTGTTTCATTGGTTTTCTTCATCCTTCATTAGATACTCTATTGCTCTCCATAATCTTTCTTTATCATGATTAAAATTACCTATTGCCCTATTGCAATTATGGCATAAATGACCTCTAAATTTATCTGTTTGATCATTATGGTCTGCTGCCCATGTTCCTGCTCGTCCTCCAGTACCAGTTAAATCATGTTCTTTTCTATGGCATATAGGACAATAATAATCGTCTGGAGGATTCCCTGATTCTTCTTTAATTTTTTTACGAATTTTTGCTAACTTATAAGCACATTGTCTACATTCTGGTCTTTTATATTTTCCTCCGCCAGAAGGAGAAAAACATGATATGTCTAATTCTAGATGACACTTATTACATTTCTTAGTTTGTTTAGACATAAATATCAGACAAATCCGATTTTAGTTTTTTCTGCTACTGTAACTTCAATATCATTGGATGAAAAGTGTTGTGTTGTATAAGAGCGACTGTTCCACCAGCCACATTCATAATTAACATTATTATCTCCAGTGATATGGATTCCAATAATAGTTGCATAAACATCATCAGCCAATTTGACCTTGCTGCCAATCTTATATAGTTCCAGAGTATTTTTGCTCATTTATTTTCCTTGTTCTTAAAAGGTTTTGGTGTATATCTATACTAGCGTTTGCTTTTTGAATGTCAAGAGGAGCGATTATGAATAATAAAAATCATTATACAAAAGAAAATTTATCTAAAATTTGTTCAGAATCTTTTAGTTATCGTCAATGTCTACAAAAAATGAATATCGCTCCAGCAGGAGGAAACTATGCCTGTCTAAAGAAACATATTAAATTGTATGATATTGATATTTCTCATTTTACTTTACAGGGTTGGAATAAAGGTCAAAAATTAGGTCCAAAAAGATCTATTCAAGATTATCTTTCTAATAAACAAACTATACAAAGTTGGAAACTTAAAAAAAGACTAATCAAAGAACAAATTTTTGAACACAAATGTAATAACTGTAAACAAAAAACTTGGCTTAATCAAGTTATTCCTATTGAATTACATCATAAAGACTGTAATAATTTAAATAATACTTTATCCAATCTTGAATTACTTTGTCCTAACTGTCATGCTTTAACTGACAACTATCGTGCAAAAAATAAATAGTGGGGCTTGTGGGAATCGAACCCACATGGATTTCTCCGAGGGATTTTCTTACTACTATAGTTTTCACTACCCTTTCGGTTTGTAGTCTGGACTTTATCTTAACCATAATTTTCATTTTAGGTTCCTGCCGTCAAGTCTCTACACCTTCATATTTCTATGCTTGGCTCGGTATTAGCAGTTAAGCCTTCACCGAATTTGACAGGTTCTACTATAAAGATTTCTCCTTATGCACTCAAATTGTATAAGTCCCTTGCGTCTGCCTGTTTCGCCAAAGCCCCATTAAAGTAACCGACTACTATAATCACTGATTTGAGGTTGATTGTTGTGTGCCTCATCATATTAACTATAGTAGCCGATCACTTATGATTGTCAACCGTTAGAATTAGCCTTGATCCTACGAACCACTTCAGCCATAGCCTCGACATTATCCACTGTCTTAACTGGCTTTGCACGTTCCATAGTAGGAAGTTCAATACCCTTTTCCTTGAGAGCCTCCTTAGTACGAGCATATCGTGCCATTGTAGAAGCCACCTTCTGTCCAGTCTTGCTAGCAATCTCAGCATAAGTTCTGGAAGAATAAACAGCCTCAAGAAACTGCTCATCAGAGCAACGGACACGACTCTGCTTCTCAACCGTATTAACTTCACCCATAATCAACCTCCAAATCATTTCCAATTATTATCAATTTGAGTCAGTCACGCGACTGATTGCCTCTCATTGACTCCTTCATTCTATCCTGTGTTATCGACTTGTCAACAGCCTTCCTTGAATTTTTTTTGCTTTACCAAAAATTTTTTCCCAATTTTGATCCCATGTGGCATTGTCCACAGTTTTAGGTCTTGATCTACTGCCTTTTCCATTAGACATAATTAATCCTCAAGAACAAAACTCCAGTATCGACTATCTTCCTTCTTTTGCAGGGCATCCCAGTAGATCGACCGTGCAATATACGATGGAATCTTATTTTTACCACAATTAACCATCCAATGTCTCTCCATCTTCTTATACATGGTAGAGCCGCTCTTGCTCTTATTATACTTCAAATGTTCCATATCGTAAAGTCGCAATTGATGAATATCTCCACACAATACTCGTGCCTCATTAGGATGGATCATTTCAAGAGCAAAACTAATTTTAGCCAGACCAATCCCACTGATCTTACTCAGAATACTGTCACGCTTCTTAACATGACCCTTCTTTGAAGTAAAATAAAAATCCTTTGGATTAGCCCAAAACTTCTGAGAAAAATCCCAAATATAATTAGTACGATTGTTATGAAGTCCTACTCCGCTCTTGTGAAGTTTATTTAGCAGAGTTTCCTTGCTGTCAATCCATTCGTTAAAGTTCTTGATGGCACTATATCCTGCACAATTGCCCTTCCATGTAGTATGAACGCTGCAATAGGCAAAAAGATAGCGACGAAAAATATCATCATTATTTTGAGGACGAACACTTTCCCAATATTCCTTGTAAGAAACTACCTTGTCTCGCGGAAAAGTTTCAAAGAAAATATCGGCCTTGCTCTTGTCCATAACATTCTTAATCGGTTCAGCGACAGTATTCTCAACAATCATAGTTTTCTCCAAAAGCGTGTATGCTACGATTCTACATTAGAGAGATCGGCTTGTCAAGTACGCAAATTTAGTTTTTCTAAACGCCGGTTGTATCCTTCGATTCTTGTCATAATATTATTATATTTAACGTGCAGTTCTGGAGTAGTGTCTCTATAATCATACTTATGTAATTGTGATAGTCTTGCATTGTCTCCAAAAACTAAAATATTTTTATTATTTAATTGAATGGTTGAAATATCCGTATCAATCATATTTTGAGATTTAATCATAAAATCTATTTGATAAGTATTATAAATATATCTATGCAATAAATGTCCATCATTTATATTCTTAAAAGAAGCAGTTCGTGTCAATGTATTTAATGGATCGTCTTTATTTATTTTCGCTTTATTACGGACACTCCAATACATATCATGTTCTATAATAAAATCGAAATCTTGTACAAATTCATAATTTATATTAAAAAAATCAGCACAACTACCAGTTAGAATACATTTATAATTAAATATAAAAGAAACATATTCAACTATATTATAAATTTCTTCTTTAGAAAGAATCATACATCCCTACGAACTCCATGCAAAATCTTGAATGTGGGAAATCTTAAACTAATTCCACCATCTTGGTTTTTAGTTTCCTCAAAATATTGAACCGTGATAATTTTTCCAAGAATTTTACATGGATTGCAATAGAACTCCTGTCTCTGGTCAATAGAGAAACCACTACCAACACGAACAATATGTTCTTTATGCTTAATCATTACGCAAGAAAGCATAGTTTCCTCATGCTCCTTACCGTCCAGTACATATCTAAATGGTCCCATTTCAACATCAACTACTTCATATTCATCATCATTGAAACTTTTAAATTTCAAGAGGTCTTTGGATCGCTTGCCTTTATATGGCTCGTCAGCACGAAGCATAAGACCTTCCCAGCCATATTCTTTTGCTTTTGCTGTCCACTCAGAAAAGTGATCATCATCTTTGATAAGTTCTTGACCAAGAACACTAAGACAAGTACAAGTATTGTTCCTCATAACTTCTCTTAGATTATTATAGCGATGAGTATAAGTTTTATTCTTATCTCCTTTCTTACTATAAAATTCATCGTGGCTAATCATATCAAAAATTTTATATGATGGATTAGTAATAGTATGATCCTTCTTTTTCAGTTGCTTCATAATGCCCTGAAAATCCTCATTACCTTCATCATCCACAAGACAAAGTTCACCATCAAAAACTACGTTAGTAATGCCCAGATTCTTGATGCCAGTAGCAACAATATCAAGAGTATCAAACTCTTTTCCCGTACGGGAATAAAAGGTAGTGTTCCCGCTATTATCAACAATAGCAACGCATCTAGCACCATCAATCTTTCTGCTAACATACCAACTATCCTTCCAATGTACAAGTTTAGGCTCATACTTATCTGCCAGAGCAACACTAAACTCTGGAATATGGTCAGGAATAGCCTTATTAATAATCTTGTCACCAGCACGGGTTTTCAAATCTTTATCAACAATACAATAAATTAGTTGACTGAATTCATTATTCTCAATAAAAGTATTAACAGCACCAATAGCGTCGTGACCAGTAATCTTTCGATTTTTTAGATCATCAAGAAGGTCAAAAAGATTCTTATATTCTTTTCCGCGAAGATGACTTTTCTTTTGCAGATTATCGCTGGTCACATTATATTGCCAAAGCGGATGATAAGTATACAACAAAATTTTCTTAGCAAAATTTGCTGACGATGTATTTTTACCACAATATTCTAGAATGATACCTTCCTTATCTTTTGTACTACTGGTATCTCTAAGGTCGCTAACCATGTTCCAAACATAATTAAAATCGTGAATCATTCCAATTTCTCCTAGTGTTTAGTCAGTATACCGCACAGGATCAGTATTGTCAAGTATCGGTAGTTTAGTTTTTATTCTTGAATCGTTTGTTTAAACTTCTGACTAAATCGCTTCCTGCTGTTGGAAAAAAACAAGGCAATACAGAATGTATGATTAAAAGAATTCCTGCAAAAATACAAGAGCATCCATAGAAAAGAGCAAATATAAGATGCTCTATATATGTCATATTATTTTCTTTAAGATGATTAATCCATTTTTTATATATATTCATGAATCACCTATTGTATAGTTTTGAATATTTCTTTAAATAAAATTCTTTTCTTTCTAAAAATGGACCAGCTAAATGTGCTATAAAAGATTTATCTGTTGGTTCTATATTTATAGTATTAAATATTTCTGGTTCAATATATTCAATATAGTAATTGATACCATTATAATTTTTTGTTATCAAATCAATTAATGCTGCTTGTTCCCACCATTCATGATTAAGATATTGAGTTAATGTCCACGCTTTAAGCAATAGATTTTTTATCTCTATATGATTCTTTATTAAAAGAACCCCACTATTAATATTATTATGATCTTTGGACAAATATAGGAATTTGTTTGGTTTAACAAATGACCATAAATCAATATTCTTATTAACTATGACAGCATCACTGTCTATCCATAGAGTATAATAATTTGGTCTTTGATCTATTTCTTTAAGAAGATATTCTATCTTTGCCCAAGGTGCTGGCCTAAGATAGTTATCTGATATGATATATTCTTGATATTGATATTTGTGATATAAGCAATAGTCACGAAAAATTGGAGTGACTATATTGGCTAATGTTTCATATCTATGATTGTATGCTGTAATAATTTTAAACATATTTATTAGTAATTAAGTTATACTAATAAATACACTATTTAATGGAGGCGAGGGGAGTCGAACCCCTGTCTTATCATAATCTCAAGAATATCTTCTACAAGTTTATTTCATTCATAAATTAAACTAGAATATAGAACGAACAAGATTTTTCTAGTCTTACCAACTGCTCTTAACCTACAACCCGTTGGATATTGTAAGTGCAGAGGGATTTAACGACAGACTTTTGATTCCTACCCTCATTCGGTATCGCAGTCTGTTACTGCCCTTTTTTTGTCAGGCAGCAAGTGCTAACTGAGTTTCGCCAGTTAAAGCGTTTAATCGACTTTTAAAGTGGCCTGTCGATCAACCACTACTTGCTAATACAATCTTAATTATGTAATCGAATCCGTTACGCCCCCTAATTAGTAAATTTTGTTGGTGGAACTATCTGATATTTTTCATTATCCAGACGATCAATCTCTTGGCGAAGGTGATCAAATTCATCAACAGTCATCCAAGGATTCAAACTGGTGATAAATTCATTCAGAATAATTATTCTACTATAAAGTACACAATTAATTCCTACTGAAAATAACAGTAGGCCAGACAGGATTAAATTTAATGGTGAAATTTTCATTCTGTAGCCTCGTTAAGTTGAGTAATAAAATTTTGAATGACCAATTTATTATATTCGTTATCCATTTTATGTAATGATTCTGCTCGTATTAGAGCGTCATAGTGCAAAAGATTAAAAGAAAAAGAACCAAAAAGTAATGACAATAAAAAAATTACAATTAGTCTATATTTCATATATTGTTCTCATTAAAGGTAGGAGAGAAACAACCTTGCTTCTCTATAAGGAGGGACAATATGTATTACACCATTTGATAAATAGGGCGTGTAGGAGTCGAACCTACCTTTTGAATACCTTATAAGAGTATGTGCAACTACCGGCTGCAACGCCCCAAATTTTTAAAGATCAATCACCGTCTACCAGCATTATACCATCGTCATCTGTCCTGTCAACCCTTGAGAAAATTTTTCTAGTCGTTGTGGTATAAATTCTTTAAATTCCTTATTTCTTCTTGATATTTTTGAATATTATTATACATCTCATTACAACTCACACAAAAATCTGATGAGATATATGCCTTGCAGTCATGTATTTTATCTTCAAGATCCCGTATCTTTCTTCTTATTTCTTCGTTTGATGGATTTGTCATTGGTTTTCTTTCTTTTTTCTTTAACATCTGTCAAAGGATTTGCCCAAAAAACCATTTCATTACTTTCATTATCCCAAGCACACTGAATCAAATCTTGAGCCGCAAGTTTTGCCAGCCCAACATTGTTGATCCATGTTACTGTAGACTCCCAAATTTGTTCATTAGTTTCTTCATTAAGAAGTGGTCTATCATTATCATCAAAACCTATGCAGTTTTCTTCAATGATAGAAATCATCTGCTTCAGATTAATATAGGCATCAAGATCGTCATCGCAATCATCTGAAATAGCATTGGCGGCGGCTTGCCTCATCTCTGTGGCATATCCTTCAATATTCGTAATAGCATAGACTTCGTTGTCCATTTTATTTCTCCAAATTAGATATATTTAGATACACCTTTGTCGGACCCATTAAACAATTTGTCCTCTATACGATGAAGAGTATAATCCATACTATATTCTCCACGAGGAAGATATTGAGTATTATCTTTTAGGGCTGTTTTGATTTGAGGTATCCAATGTTGTGACGCAACAGCGTACTCTTCTGGAAAGTTTACTCCAAGTATAGCCTTAATTTCAGCCAAATTATTCTCAATTTGTTCTCTATATGAGTAGAGTTTAGAGAGAGCCTCATTTTGATTACTCATACGATATTCTCTTTCTGTTTGAGTTTGATCAACTTATGTTTGGTTTTCCAAACTCCAGTTTCTTTATTTTGAATATCTCCACCCATATAAATATGACAGAATCCAGCACTCTTGTCAATACCCCAGGCAAGAATACCATGCTTGTCAACACCCTCAACCACAAATCGTCCTCTATAACCCATAGGAATAAATTCGCCCTTACTGACAAAGTATGGGCCTCCGGTCACTTTGATACGATCACCCTTAACTAGTTCACGCCAATTAACATTTTGAATAATTTTGGTATTCTTTGCTTCTTTGCTTTTAGGCTTGAAGCAAAAAACGTGATTACATTTCGAGCAACAATATGCTCGCGGTCCAGTTTCATGCGAACAATTCGGACAAGTTTTCTTACCTTTGGGCATCGTATATCTCCTGTGAAGTATGCTCTAAGTATACATCAGTTATCGGCGTTGTCAAGTGGGCTACTTTAGAATAATTCCACTAGGGCCACTTATAATTTGAAGTTTACCGGGATTATAGTGACAAAAATAACTGCTGTGAATACGCTTTTTAGTCAGATTATCTTCTTCAATTTCAATATAGACATTAATTCGGTAACGATTTTCCCAGACATTAATAATCTTAGTCATAAGATGATGTTTAGGCTTTTCGACTTGTTTAAAAAGAAGGCTTTCAATTTCAAGATCCATTTAAACAGTCTCCATATTTGTGTTAGAGGTATCAATACTCAGAGAAATCTTATTGTCGGGCATCTGAATAAAATCAGTAGAATAATAATCCAAAGTTTCCCAATCAAATACTTGTACATTTTCTTGCCAAGGAAAACTACCGGGATTACTAATATCGTTTGCTCTTTCATAAAGAAAGTTATATAAATCTAACCAAGTCATTTTATTTTTCATCTGGCTCTCCTATTTGCCCTATCAAGAATACGGATAGTTTGTGTTGCATTTGATGGGACCATAACAAGACTAGGGGCGGTTTTATGTCCCCAATCCATAAATCCAACAGCACGATTTTCGACACTACAATCTTTACAAATAATTTTGCGACCAGTTTCTACGAGAAACTCGTAGCGATCAATACCAACACAGTTTTTGCAGTAAATGCAGTTCATGGTTTCCTCCGTACAGCGGATTATACCATCATCATCGGCATTGTCAAGGACTCTGCTTGAATAGAATCTCCAAAACTGTCACTAAAACCACCGTCATCATTACTATAATAAACAGTATTTAATCCTACTGCATTAAGAAGTTTGTCACAATTTTCACAAGGTTTACTTCCTAAAAGTAATCCTTTTCGATTAATTCGCAATACAACCACTGACCAATTAGAATCAATGGTATTATACCTATCCAGCAATTTAGAAATAAGATGAGATTCAGCGTGTACAAAAGGAAACTCCTTATATTTGGGCAAATTAAATTGTTCACCAATTCTGTAAGCCCTAGCGTTTGTTTTAATTGGGTTATTTTGGGTAAAACAAATCATTTTGTTACCATCAAATGCAGCAGCATAATGATAGCACCTAATTAGAGGATTCGGATTCCAATTCTGATACGCTTTGCGAATTGTCTTGTTGATGATTTTCATTTTTTATCCAAATATCATTTTCCATTTCAATATCATATTTACTGGTCGAAGGTAGAATAAGTTCTAAATGGTTTGTTTGTTTTATTTCTTTTGATTCTGACATGATTTTATGATTATTTAGAGGCTAACATATATAAACCAACATTAGCAAAAGCATAACCAATATAAGTAATTAACATACCAATATTTCCTTTGTACCCTTGTTCAGCAGCGACATAAAGGTAGCAACAACCAGTGAAAGCAATTAGCCAAGCACTCATACATTTACTCCTTCAATAATGTGTTTATATTTTTCAATAGCATAATCTTTCATCTTTAATTCCATATCTACATCAAAATCTAACCCATAGTTATTAAATGGATTTTCAGCATAATCAGCATGAGCCCTTGGATTATTGCCGATTCTACTTTCACTATAATGAAAAAGCGGACGAGTTTGCCAAGTGTCATAGCACATATTAATAGCCTCAACTTCTGTCAAGTTATTAGGATGACACTTATGATGAAGATAATCGAAACAAATTGGAATACGAGTAATAGGATGAAAAATATCTACAAGTTCACGAACACTCCAGCAATTAAGTTTATCATCATTTTCTATAGTAAGCCTTGCTTGACAATTTTCATCAAGTTTCTTAAAATTCTGATAAAAACGATGGCTAATTTCTTCTCTAGTTCCATTATTATTATGAACGTGTAGGTTCATTGGGCTGAGAGTATTTGCTGGCAAACCGATTCTATCGAAGAAACTGCTGTAGAAATTGAGTTCTGTGATTGTTTTTTCCACAACTTTATCGGAGAGACTTGAGAGTGAATTAAATTCACTAGGATGACAAGACACACGAACATTAGTATTGGTAATAGTTTGTGCAATATTATCAAACTCATCTTGAATTTCATCATGATTAGGCAAATCTTCTAACGAAACATTTGCTGCATCATAAGTAATAAGCGGGAAAATATCGCTACTAACACGATAAACATAATTATTCTGTCCGCAAAATTCAATAGTTTTACGAGTGGTGACAAGATTATTAAAAATCCTATCTCCAAGAATCGTCAAGGATTCTTCTCGCGGCAGAGAATTGAATCGTTTAAAAGTCATGGTCTGATGACCAATATCTTGTTCTTTAAGTTTGAGGCTAATGCAGCACAGACCGTACTTATTCATAATTTCTCCGTTTGTAGCAGTATATCTCATTATCGGCTACTGTCAAGCCACAACTTGAGAAATTTCTTCAACACTGTAGATTTTTAATATTTTGTAATCTAACAAAAAAAAGTTATAAAATAAATCAATCGCTTCATTTTCTGTTAATGCGGAAACTACATGATTAAAGAGTATGGTCTGCTTATAACTATCAAATTTATTATAAACCTGTGCCGTAATATTATACTGTTTCATTTTTCCAACCTAAAGCCTCTCCAATTGTAGGAAATTGTTCAATAAAAATTTGTTTACATTGATTAGCAATGGTCATATGTTCTTTTTGAGTTCCATGACCAGAACGTAATTCAATATAATGTATCCATGAACGTGCTGTGCCACTCATATAAAGTCGTGTAGGAGTTGCCAGAGGCAATATAAATCTAGCACATTCTTTAGCGATCCCATCAGCAATCATACCATCATATAATGCTTTGGCTTTAGCAAAATGCTCTCGTATTTGGGTATTCCATTTAACGATCATTTCATGATTAATATCATCAATACTATTTTGTCTGTTCTTAGTATCTTGTCTACGCAAATCAAATAATGGAATATCTTCTGCTAACAGTGTCGTATCGGCATATCTCTGCGAGAATTCTTGAAAAGTAAACGATCTATGTCTAAGAATTTGAGCAGCAAGTCCTCTCGTGGTATTAATTTCTAAGGTCATGAACGCCTGTTCAAAAATAGAAAAATGTTTATGATCTATACAATACTTTAGTAGTTTAGCATAGTTTTCATTATTCTGGTTATTTGGATTTGATACCCTGGCACAGTAAGCCATTAATTTTTCAGCATCTGGAGTAACACTAACTAATTTTACATTCATATTTGATCCTCTGTATATGATATTTCAAATTCTTCTAGTTGGCAAAGTTCTTCATCCCAAAAACCATTTTTTAAACCTCTGCCAAGAATATGACCAGCTTTTTTCCAAATATTATTATAATCTTCTTTAGTCATTCTTTTTGAAGTTCTTCCCCAATCACATATTGTAGCATCAAAAACTTCTGTTCCAGAATCGAACCATTCGTTATCTTTTGATATAAATTTTACATACATAATATTTTAATAATCGCTTGTTGTAAATTTGGTTTCTTGTTTATTTTCTTGAAACTTTTTTTGATGATCCAGCCATTTATTATCGCTAAGATCATTATAAATTGCCGTAGCAACTTTGCTAACACTCAAAGCAACACCAGTTACAGCAGGATTAGAATCCTTACACCAGTAATAACTAGCACCATTGATGCTATCATCTTTCTCTTTAATTATAGAGTAGCCTTGTTCTTTTGCCCAGCGTTTGATTTCTGTGATTTTGAACATATCAACAGCCCATTGTATCAGTTCGTTTGGGTCTGTCAAGATGTTCAGTAAAAACAGATTCGTCTTTGTCGTATCTTTTCCATGCCACTTTATGTTTTATTGCCACAATTGTCTTTGTTTGTTCCGATATATATTTTCTTTGATAATCAATAAGATTCCATAATTCTTTAATATAATCTAAACATTCGTGATCTTTATATTTAGTTAGAATATTATTTATAGTAGAACTACTCATAGGCTCATACTTTAAAGTCATATCAAACTCTTGACTCCAATCGTCAGCATTATACATTGGACTCATTTTTGCAGATACTCCTGTGCTGTTATTTTTTGTTTATGTTGAAAGCCAGCGGCAAATCCTTGCATATATAGTTTTTTCATTACCCCTATATGTTGTTTATTATTCTGAATAAAATCTAAATTATTTGCTACCCATTCATGATAACTTTTTTCTTCATCACACAGTTCATAATCTTCTGGATCATACATTATTTCTTAACCTTTTCCACATTGTATTTATTAAAAATTTTGTTAACGCCAGCAATAATTGTTGGACAGGTATTATTTATCAATTGATTATCGTCATTATCTGTAATGTAAGCCTGTATCTCATCATATAAAACATCTTCACAATATCCTTTATCTAGAATATATTTAGCAGTTGTTTTTAACTTATTTTTATGTTTATTTAGAAACTTATTGATTTCATTACGATACTTGTCATCGGAAGCATACAACGCATGAGATAGTTCATGTCTTAATGTGCTAGTGTTTTGTGCTCCTATAATATAGAAATTATCACTACGATATTTGAATAAATCTAGTAATCTCTGTTCTTCTGTTGTAAGGGGATCAAATAATCCTTCTCTGAAAGGAGTCAAAGCGATACTGGGAAGATTAAAACCTATCCAAGTTGTATGATAGTTATTTGCTCCATAAGTTTCAGAATACCATCTTTTTAATTGTCCTAATGTAAATATTTTTCCTCTAAAATTTGGATTAGCACTTTCGTAATGTTCTTGAAAACGCATAAAAGTTAAGCCTAATTCTTCCTGAGAATCTGCCCAAACCCAAACACTGTTATATGGTTTTTTTATACAATTAATCATCTTAGTCCTAATTTTGTGACATCGCTCTCACCATCTGGAATATTCCATTCTGGATCAAACCCAGGTGGCAAATCATTATCAAGAATTGTTCGTCTTTCCTCTCTAAGAGAGGCTATTTCTTTTCTTTGTGTCCTTATTTCTAATTTTAGACTATCAATAATATTTTTAAGATTATTATTTTCTTTAATCAATGAGTCAATATCCATTTGTCCACTCTTTTTCTAATTTGTCTAATGTAAAACGAACAGTTCCATCATTATAATAACAATCATAAGTTTTTTCTGTTACTATCTCGTTATATTTAATGGGCCATACACCATGTAAAACATTCATAATAGTTTGACCATAACGCCACTCGAAACTATGCTCATAGTATGTTTTATCAACTAAATTCAAATACTCTTTAAATGAGATCATAGAATTGCTCCGCCATAAAATAATTCTAAGCCTACAGAGTGTATATGTCCTTCATTAGTTATGATATGAGTTTCATCAATAATTTTTATACTTTCAGTTGTCCATAATACATGACCAACTTTCATATCATTATCAAAAAAGAAAATATTTTGTCCACTAAATTTCCAACGAGTATAATCATGTGCTTTTCCATCATAAACTAATCGAATCATACTAACGCCATCAAATTTATTCTTATTTTTAATCCAATCAGAAAGAGTATTCATTCTACACTGTACCATTCTTCAAATTCCATAAGATATATTTCGGCAAATGGTTCATTCGATCCATTGATTATATTACCTAATATTGGTAGTTCTTTGTCTTCATTCATATTCAATCAATATTTCCTAATACTTCTCCGTCATTAGGATCACACAATCTTCTAATAATGCTAACATCAGAATCACCGTTAATAGTTCGAACACTACCATCAGCAAATCCTGCCATAGCCATATCGCCAGCATGAAAACTAAATGGCTCATCATTAGGGCCACAATTATTTGTTGTCCAAAGACAAGTAGTTGGGCCACCAATAGGATTGCTATTATTGTTTACTATTTTTCTTCCATTTGTTACAGTTTCGGTATCTGGACTTCCACTAACTCCACTAGAATTATCTGGATCAGCCCATCTATTTGGAACAGTATTACCTGATGGAAATTCTGTGGCGTTTGCTGCTACCCAATTAGAATCTCCGGATTGAATATTAACTGCTTTTCCTCCTGCTGACCTAATCCAATTAGTATTTCCACCCAATTGAGTTTGTCTTTTACCAAGATGTTGAGTATTTCTTCCAGCATCTTCAAAAAATATGACAGTTTTGCTTGTACCATCTTTTGCATGAGATACTCTTGAAGATTGATCGTATGTTAACAATCCAGACTTATAAGAATTTCGTGTTGTTCCAGAAGCCTTATTTCTACTTCCATTAGTAGGATGAAGGTCAGTATATGCTACTGGCATATAATCATTTGACCCATAATCGCCGCCAGTTTTAGCATCAGAATAAGGATTACTTGGACAATTAAAAGCGTTAACCTTTGCTCCTGCTAAAGTTTTATTAGTTTGATGCCAATATGGTTTCTTTTTGTCCCAATTTGATGCTAGTGATGATTCTTCCATAAAACCTAATACTTGAACATGAAAAGACTCTACATTTAGGCAATCTTTTCCAATGCTAAAATCGAATCCTTCTCCGCTAGTTGGGTATCTGCTATTTGCACTTTCATAATTAGCGGCTGCTAATCCTATTTGTCGTACATTATTTGAACAGGCACTTCTTCGTGCTGCTTCTCTGGCCGATTGAACTGCTGGTAGGAGTAGTCCTATTAAAGTGGCTATAATAGCAATAACGACTAATAGTTCTACTAATGTAAACGCTTTTCTACTCATTATAAATTCCTTTTTAGGCGGGATGTATAGAATTCTGATTATATTTGTCAATATTATACTAAAAATAGTGATATTGTCAAGGACTAATTAAGTCTATAATTTTTATTATATTTTCTGGCAGGATCACGCCTTTTTGGTTTACTATGATGAGTGATTCTTATTGTTTGTTCAACAGTATAAGGATACATATCATTATACATAACAGGCACTGTTTGTGCAACAAGAGGTTTAGATTGAGTAAAGTTATCCCAGAGTTCTTTAAATAAATTCATTTAATCATCCTAAAATAGTCAACAATCATTCCTGCCGTATCTGGCACATTATTTCCACCCATGTAATGACGCCCAACTATATCAAAAAGTTGGTCAATATTTTCATCCTTAAAATATTCTTTATGATACTTTGGTTTGTATTCTAAATGAATATAGTCACCAACATCATTATAAAAATCTGTAATATCTTCCATCATTCTGTCATTCATGTCCACAAATCCTTTCGTATATTAATAAGACTAATAAGCATTTTGTTATCTTCCTCATACCACTTATCTAGTTCAGGATTTTTACGTTTTGGTCTTTTCTCTGTCCACCAAACATACAAACGCTTAATCTCTTTGCAACTTTTTGCGAAAGGAGTTAGTTTGCCTTTATACTTATATTTCATTCCCCAATCTAAATAATCCAATCCGGCTTGTTTACATGATCCATTCTTGAATTTGTAAAGATGTTTAACTTGTTTGGGTTTTCCATAAATCCAAGCACATTCTGTCTCGACAAAAATTACCAATTCATTAAATAAACCATGAAGAATCCTATAATCTAGATCATAGTATTCTCCTGGCTTTAATCCAGTGTGCAAGTAATGAAGTTTATCAACATAACGATTATTAATATAAGTCTTTATTGTATGATAAAGATCATATGGATAATATATTGTATTCTGTAACTTTTTTAAACCAGTTTCAGCAATCCAATATCGTACAGGATGTTTTTGTTTTGCGGATTTGTGCCAACTGTCCCATTCGTTCCACCCAAGAGCAGGTGGTTTTTTGGTTCCTCTAATAAAATCAGCGAACTTTGAGCAAGTCCAGTGATGAAAACGTGGTCTAATCATATATGAATATTAATTTTCTTCAAGAAATATATTAGTGTTCGTGCCAGTATAATCCCCAGGCTAACCTCAAATATTTTGGATAGACTCAGGTATAACATAACTCTTTGACTTTCTTTGGTATCCTAGAAATACTTGGCTAGTTATAACCCCCATACCGGCTACGAGGGTTACAACTATGCCAACTATAAATATGGCAAAATTGCTCATTTCAGCAAATTCCCCAGACTAAGAATACTGGGAACCCACAGGCCCACAAAAATAGCCTGATGCTTATTTACGTCAGCATCTCCCAAGAACCATAGCGTAACACTAAAAACAAAACTACCAAAAGCCGCCAATAGAAAATAATTCTCACTCTTCATAAGTAAATCAACCTTTCTTAATTTAAGTTCTAATTTCTCTGAGTATTTTTCGTGCCAACGCAGCACCACCCACTATCCTTCCTTCTGTATAATCGTCCAAACCATACCCAACGGTACTTTCTCTTTTCTTCTGTTTCTCTATTGCTTCAAGACACAATTTTTCCACAGTAAGTTTAAGTTGATCGTACTGTTTTGTATTTTTCATTCTTGTACCATTTGTCCATCACGAACATTATAATAAACCACCTTACCAGATGATCTAATATATGCTCGTCCACCATCAATCATATTTCCGCTATGAAAACTTTTATAATCGTGATGAAATTGAGAATACTGTAAATCTCCATCATCATCTTCTACCATAGCAAAAGTTAGTTTTTCTACATCATCAGCATTACCAATATAAATTTTACCATCATGCACTCTTATAGAAAAGTATCTATTACCAAATGATGGATGAGGAGTTTCTCTATAAAAAATATCTGCTGGACTATCATCACTATTTAAATCGGTGGTGCAAACATAGGTGATTGGAACATTGTCTTTTTGAGAATAATGCTCAATTACTTTATTAATATCGGTAATAGGAAAATGCCTAATCATTTAATTTTATTGCTTCCTTTGATATATTTTGGAATATAGGGGCAATTTAAACATTTTCGCCCACAACATTCTCCTCTACTAATTAAAAATTCTCTAGTTAACGGTTGGCTCATCTTTGTATCCATCAAGTTTATAAACCTGAGTAAAAGTATCAAACAACTTATCAGTATGAAGTTTGAGCATAACTGCTAGACCATCAATAGCATTAACAATTTCGTCATTTGTCATACCAATTTCAAGAACTCCATAACTAATATCATTAAGAGTATCGACAAAATGATAAGTCTGATTGATTTTATTTTCCAAATCGAAGCGATCCATAGTATCTCCTTTAGCCTCAGTATACCATACCATCGGCAATTGTCAATCCTGCTCTTGATCTTTTTTCCAAATCTTTTACTTTGTCGTGAAGTAAACTAAATTGTTCTTCAGTAATAAGTTCTATAGTAATAAGTCTATTAATAGAATCATTCATTACTTTTAGTCGTTCATTTTGAACATAAACTATATTAAAGAATAATCCTATACTAAAATATACTATAAGAATAAGACAGAAATTTATATTATCTTTCTTCATTTAAATTCACCGTTATTTCTACTCCATCAAATTCGGTCACATAATGACAGTCTTGTGGATATTGAGAAGGAATTTGTCTTTGAGTTAGTTTAAACTTTACGTCAAATATTCCACTAATCCCCTGAGAATCATAGAGTTGTTTAATCAACAAATCTTTTGTATCCTCAACAGTTAATGTTATATGTTTTTTATTACTTATTTTCATATTTCCTCTTGTTTTATAAATTCAATATCCCAGCGATTCAGCCTATGTTGTTTATATCCATATTCTATTAAATAATTTGATATATTATTTATATAATCTTGAGATCTATCTCCATGTTCTATTGTCATGAATTTAATATCAATCATTGAAAAATTGAATCCTTGTAATACTTCTAATTCTGCTCCCTCTACATCAAGACTCATATAGTCTATTGATAAGGGTAAATTATAATAATTTTCAATAATACTTGTAACTGTTTTAGACTGAACCGTTACTATTGATTTACTTTCATTGAAATGATTAACAAAATGTTGTTGATTGTTATTTAGTTCTGCTACTCTTGATAAAAGATTCCCAGGTATTCCATTGAAGCAAGAATCTGATACCTCTAGTTGTATCTCACCTTCAGATTTCCATGCCGCACAATTAACAATTACAGAGTTTGGTCTATTTAAAGATAATTTATTAATTAGATTTGGATTGGCTTCTATACATATTCCTTTCCAATCATAATGGAATTCTAGGGCAGCAGTATTACTATCCGTTATACCATCATTTGCACCTATATCTAAAAAAATACCATTCTTTTTATATTTAGATATGTTTTCAATATAATATTGATCTTGAGCTATTTGACTATAATACTGTTTACTCATTTATAATTTGTCCACGGTATGAGTTACTAAAAAAGTAGTTAGAAAATAATTTTCTATATAAATTAGGATCATCTAGAATCGCATTACACATTGATATATAATATTCTAAAAGATTTCTTTCTTTTACAAAACGAATAAATTCGTCAATAGTGTCATGTATAATTTTAATATATTCAATACTATTTTCATTTTCATTACGAACAAAAACACCATCTTTATAATCTATTAATGTTCCGACAGTATCTCTATTGAGTAATTCTATATAATCATCCATTGTATGCTCACAAGAATATGACAATTGATCATATTTTGGGGCTGATTGATTATAACACAAAAGATGAACTCTAGGCAACTTGCCTATAGCCTTTGTATACAAATCTCTACCAGACTTGAAAGCCCCATTTAAATCAATAATAATACTTTGATCTGTATAAATGTTTTTTACATATTCTATGTATTCTTCATTATGGTTTTGATTAATTAATCTACTATTTTCATAGATAACAGTATTTATTTCAGGGAAAAAACAGTAAAATAATTTTTGCAGCAAGCAACAATCTCTGGTAACGAATAAAATTTTATCTAGATTTTCTTTTTCTATGATGCTTCTAATTTGACAACAAAAAACAGATAAAATTAAAATATTTGATTTACATTGCTCATTATATAATTCGTATTCAAAAGTATGTTCGCAATAACTATTTTTAAGTCTGAACTCTCTAATTATATTTGCTAAGTCTAAATGAATTTCATTTTCTAGTTTAGTAAATTGATGGGCAGAGGTATGAACTGTTTTTATTCCATACTGATTTGCCATATGAATATCAGAATGTGGATTGTCACCTGTATGAATATTAATCTTATATTTTTCTAATAATTTTTGATAAATATATCCTTGATGTTTTCCATCCTTAGAAACATAAACTTCTGTATTTTTATTCAAGCCAACAGTTTTCAAGAAAAGTTTTAATGTATTTTCGTCTAGATACATATCAGATACTATTATATCTGAATCTTGGACTCTAGAAATATTAGTTTGTATTGGTATAATATTTTCTAATTCTGTAAGTATCTCAATTTGTTTTATTCTTTCTTTTTCTTCCTCAGTAATATTTTCAATTCTTGCATAGTGATTATATATATCGTCTAAAGTCCCATTAGATGATATTTCCGCTCTAACTCTATTTGAAGCAAAATTTGATATTTGATATTTATATTCTATAATAGAAAAAATATCTATTGGTTTCTTTACTTTTCGTGTTAGTAGAGTATCGAATATGTCAAAAGAATTTACATTCTGCATTTTAGTTATTTGTTATTGTTTTTAACTTTTTCTCTATATTATCTAATGTTTTAACAACAGCCCCACTAAGGGCATAGTCTTTTTTATATGATAGTAAGGCATCCAGTATCTTCCAAGCCTCATTTTTACTAATATCAATTTGCATCTAAATTCTCCAAGTATCCTTGTGTTTGTGGTTCGCCGTATTCATCATAGGATGCTGTCATTTCGTTTCTGTGCCACTTTTTTACTTCTGCTAGTGCTTCCGTAAGACTATCAAAATAGTGGCTTCTGGACGGGCCTAGAACGTATGAATATATTTCAACTCCGGTAACTTTACATTCACAATCTTTATCTTTCCAGTAGTCTCCAAAATCTAAACCAATATGTCCTTCACTAATTTTACAGTGGCCGTCACTGAACTCAAAATAATGGTCATATGCTTCTTTAAGAAGTTTTCGTATCTGTATTAGTTTTTCAAAATCTTTTGTGTTCATACGAATAATCTGTCTTTTAGTAATTCTGAAATAGTTTTATTAATATTAATTCCATTTACAATAATCTCTTTATCAGAATCATATTCATCAATTTCCATATATTTCATAGCATTATTGAAACACCAAAAGATAGCAAACTTTTGTTCAGTTGTTAGGTTCGTCATTTGGTTACTTTATTTTTTCTGGATTAACTATTGCTTTCCATGATGCTATCATATTCCATGTATGGTCTGGTAATAATCTATAATGAAAGTAGTTTATATCAATAATTTTTCCTTCTTTTACTCTAATATCTGCTACTTTAAAATCCTCAAAAGTTTCTGGATTTTCTATTGGGCCACTTTCATATTTTCCATGCTCAACCCATGTTTGGGTAAGGTCTTTAACATTAAGATTAAGATTGCCTCTCATTACTGGCATGAAATAACCTTTGCGACCAACTGGCTGAACAACATCACCATACATAACCCATTCATCGCAATATTCAAAATATTCTAACTCTATGCTTTTTATGGGAACAACTTCTGTGCGTCCCCAAGGATGAATACTTTCAACATTGCCAGTAATTTCTGTTGATGTTATTGTTTGTCGATCAACTGGTTTGGGTTTGATATTTTTTTTGATATTCTCTTTGTATCCAAAACCTAAAACTACCCCTAACAGTATTAGAGATATGATTAAAAAAACTACTATTAATGTAAATATTAATTCCATTTTATTATCATCTCTCATAATCATTGTTCTTCTAGTTCTTCTCCGGTATTATAGTCAAGTACGGGCTTTTTACAAGCCTCTAACATTCTTTCTAAACTCCATTGTAATGATTCAACATCATCTCCCGTAGGAAATGATAGTCTACCAATATTAACAATATCTAGATTTTCATCAAGATATACATCATGAATTTCATAAGTAATATCAGTTTCGCCAAGAGGAATCTTGGTTACTTTTTTAATGACACGGTAATTCCAACTCATATCATTCTTTCTACCTTTCCACTAGGCCCATTAATGATTTCCAATATTGCTCTCATATTCATGTCAACATCATAAGCAAACTCAGCAAATTCACTATTGTGATAGTCTGCCTTGGAAGCAATTTCTTGTACATCTATAACAATAGTTTTAATATCGTTTATAT